TTTCGAATACCTGACGAATAAACTCTGTGTTTTCGAGACCACCAGTGTCTGATTGAAAGTAGTATTCACCACCTTTTATTTCTTCGTAAATGTCCAGCGCGTCTATCTCTCCATCATCAGAGTTTTCTACAATAAAACTTTTTAATTTTTGCGCATCAGTGCGATTATCGAAATCATACGCAACATCATCAATGGCCTCAAGCAAGTCGATTACTGAGCCGCTTTCATCAACGATGTCACCGGCCTCGTCGTACTCAAACTCCAGATTAAACGTCGTCCTGCCCTTAGTGCCGGATGGGTCCAAGTAGACGGGGTTCTCGATATTTACATACGTCTTCATGACGCTAAAGTTTTCGTCACCAAGTACTCTCTTTCGGGCGATTGTATCAATCAAAATGTTTTCTACTGATCCAGCAACTTCACCTGTTGCATTAAGTATGTATGAAACATCTTGTTCTTTGATTGCCTTTTCAAGAAATGGTAATGAAACGCCGCCTACTTCATCAATATAGCGTTTTGCAGCATCTAAAACTTCTTGATCAGGGACTTCATCAAGACCGTCAATGCGATCAATCTCATTCTCCACCCTGTTTTTGATGTCAGGGCCTTCTGCGCGAGCATAGTTGAGGTTTACATCGTCAACATTGTCGCTGAAGTAGATGGCCGAGCCAAACGCGCCTTCAGATGAACCTAGACGAAACTCATTAAAGTCGCCCGATGTTCCATGAAATACGGGCAACACTTCGCCATCTTCATCGACTACCTTGGAGTTACCAAACTTTCTCTTAAAGTATGGAGACTCTGTACCCATTTCGCGCCACAAACGAGCAGCCTCAACAGCCTCATCTTCAGTCTTGGCACCGGCTGTGGCTACGTCTGTGGCGGCGGGCTTGCGTAGGTCTATTCTGTCAGTGTCAAAAACAACATAAATATCATCAATTTCACCCGCTTTACCGTCATAGACATTCTTGATGATTACGCCATCAAACTGATCCATACCTCCAACCTCGCGCATCTGTGCGAGTATTTTTTTGTCCATATCGAGCGACCAGGCATCACCCTTGGCATCAAAAACGAACGGCTCTTGAAGGTCAACCTTAACCTCGTACAGCTTGCCTGATGGAACAAGCGTATGAAACTTCGGAAAATCGCTGTTGGAGTCGTCATAAACATTAAGAATTGTTTTAGTAACTCGATTAAGTTCTTGTTCTTCTGGGTATTTACGAGTGTCTATGTAGTTGCCTTCAGCATCCTTTAAAAAACCAACATACTCTGTGTGGCTCGTCCCATGATCAACATTAATTTTGGCTAAAAGCTGTTCTTTTAAACGCTTCTCGTCACGCAAGAGACCCTCATATTCTTCGCGATACTCAGGCTTCAATACCGGGTCTTTCGGGCGGTAATACTCCGCTGTTGATGGATTTTTAGAAAAACTAATCCCAGGCAGCAAACCACCCTCTTTCTCGCCTGCACGACTTACATCGAAAGCCGTAATGTCTTCAGCAGGAGATCCATGATAAACCGTTACACCCTTTGATTCTCGCTCAGTGGCTACGTCTGCGGCGGCGGGTGTGGCGGCGGGGGGCTTGGCTGCGTCGGCAGCACGACCAGCAGCGCGCGCACCCCTTGCACCCTTATACAGAGCCACGCCGCCCATTCCAAGCGCTCCCAATGCAGCAGCCGCTGACAACTCTTCCTCTTCTGCTGCGGCGGCTCCTACGGCGATTCCAGGCAATGCAACGCTGTACAGCTTTTGTGGCTTGATGACCCTGTCTCTAACTTTGTCGGTTAGTTCAAAGAAGGGGAACAATTTTTGAGACGAATAAGGATCTCCGTCAGGGTCCAAATCGATAAACGTATTGGAGCGATGTGCTTTTTTCGCTTTATCAAGCCTGACCTTGTAATCCTCTGATGTCTCCTTTGGTAAACGTTTGGGCGGAACAAACGACTGCTTCTCAGCAATACTTGGAATCAGGGTGTCGTAGAAGTATTGGTTGCCCTTAAATACCTTTTCAGCTTGCTCGGCGCCTTCCGCAAAGTCTCCACCTCGTTGTTTCAAGTTTTCGAGACGCTGCAGAAACGCCTCTGGTTTACCAATTAAATCTATGGCTTCACCGGGAGGCAGTGTCACAAGGGGCGTAATTACGTCTGCACGGCTGAAAGCTACACCGTCATAGCCACCGTCCGCAGCCTCTCGGAAGATGCGGTTAATCGCAAGTTTAAGCCATTCTTTGGTGTCTTTTAGGGGGGCGTCTGGTACTCTTTTATCACGACCAATCCGAAACTTGCCTTCTCCTCCAGCAATCCGTCTGCGAGCGATTGCAATTGCGTCGTCAGCGTTATTAACAATCGTACCAACATTTTCATCAGGAACAACATTGGTGACGAAAACGCCGCGATCGTCTCGGACTTCAAAATATCCGCCCTTATCGGTTGCGATTAAATTTTTAGAAAATCTAGGTCCGATTTGATATCCACGTGACCGGCCCTTCTGATGCCAATCAGACTGGATCTCTTCTACAAACAGAATCTTGCGGCCCCTGTCATCGATACGGTCCTTGGTGCGAATGTGAACCAAAACGTTGGGTATGTCCCTGTGGTGGGATTCGGTGAAAATATATCTTCCCATTACAGAATCAGGCAGTATATGCTCGCCACTATTTAGAAGACTAATCGCGTAATCTTTTGCTTCGCTCGGAGAATCGAAAAACGGGACTGAACCGGAGGATCGAGTGCCAAGTCCTCCAGCAGGTTTACCAGGACCAACTATTTCGCCATCAGGACCGAATACTTGATATTTTTCACGGATGCTTTCTTTTATGCCCGGTAAGTTTTTGTAACGATCACCCGCTTTTACTACTTCATAGCCCTCGGGCAACTCCGTGAATTGCTTCGTCGGAACAGTCAGCAAAATCTCTTGGTAGTTGTCGCCGTAAGGAGCCGTGTACTCTTCCCATCTTGGGGAAAGGTCTTTTCGGCCCTTGCTCCAAGCATCATATGTTTCCTTATACTCTTTTTGGGACCGAAGATATTCTTGGTACTTTGGCGAAGCCTGAAACTTGCGCAATGCAGCCAACCGGGTTTCGGCCTCGGGCATCTTGTTAAGAGCCCTTGCTATATCATCAAGGTTTTCGTGCTGATTAAGGACGATACTGCCTGTTCCGTAAGGTGTATCGGAAATTAATTGAACTATGTTTGAGCGAGCCTCATCAACTAGCTTCTTATACTCAGGATCAGCCAGCTTCGCGTTGATCGTGTTGCGTGCCTCAGTGATCAGTGCAGCATCTTCAGGTGTCCAACTAGACCGGGGCCATTTCGTGCTCAAATTCTTTAGTCGTTGTACAATCTCCACCATGTCGCCAGGAACATCATCAAGAATATCAACCGCTTCGATCCAGACAACATAATCAGCGTACAGTTTGGTGAAGTGGGTCGAGTTATCCGAAAACCTGTGCATTTGATCGGTAACGTCTTCGCCAGGAGCAAGTATTCTCGCTACAGCCTTCGCATCGTCATACAGATCATTATAAGCCTTAGTTACCTTAGTGTTGAGATTGTCTAGCCGTCTTGCAACATCTTTTGGAATTTTTTGTGACTCATTACTGAGCCTCACCTCGTCGATCTGGACCTTGTTGTCATCCAGATGTTTGATCAACTCGTCCTTGGTGATGCTCTTTTTGCCCGCTGCCTTTGCTTGCTCCACAAACTCAGCGACCTTGGTGTCAGCAATCTCAGACTTCGTCGCACCACCGCTTCTCAACGTTGAAATAACGGCATCCACGCCCGTCTTGTTTTGAAGCTTTTCAATAGCAGCCTTTTCTAAAGTAGACTCAAATACCGGGTCTTTTGCTGCAATCGCCTGTTTACCTTGAGTGGGAATAATTTGAAAGGCGTCAAAAACTACGTACTCCACCCCATCAACACCAGAACTCCTTACACCATCAAAGCCATCGGCCCTCATAGCAGCCGTTATTACGCTTGGAGGGACAATACCCGACAAGTCTGTTGTCTTTTCCAGAGCCTCCATCTTCTCATCAACGTACCGTTTTGACGATGACTGAGTTTCTAAATGCTTACGGATTGTGGTCTTTCCTGCTTCACCAAAAGACGACTCACCCACGATAAAAGGATTCTTAATATCCAAAAAGGCTTCGACTACTCGACCCCCTTCGCCCGCATATGTAGAGGCTGACGCTTTCGATGGAGTAAAGTAAGTGCCCTGACCCTCAGTTTGTTCTGGCTTTGAACCGAGAGTCCTACCCTCCATTCGGGCCGTGTCAAACTCGTCAAACTGCCTCGGAGTCCCATGATAAACGCGCAAAGGCTCACCAGCATCATCAACGACTGTTGTTTCTTTCAAAGATGCTGCAATCGCCTCTTCTGCCTTCGACAAACTGGCTGCATCGACCTTCATTGCCGCTTTCAAGCGAGCACCGCTCAATAAATTACCAACCAACGGTGCAGCACCCAACGCAGTAGCTGCAAGCTGAATACCACCAGCAACACCCGATATACCAGCAGCAGTCAGATGCGCTGCCCTCTGTTCAGGATCTCGCACCGCCAATCGACCAGACTGAACGGCAGAAGTCACATCAGAAGTTCCTGTAATGTCCACAAGGCTAGAAACATCAGCAACGTTACGAATAGTCTCAGGATCACCCGCCATAACGTCTTCATAAACTTCGCCTGCAAACTCTTTGTACACCTCACCGCGAGCCTTCGGATCTCGAAGAAACCGCTGCTCTTCTTGCGAGGCCGCTAAACTCAAAGCCTTCATTTGTTCGAGAAACTGCCCCTCCCAAGGCTCGGGCTTCCGCGTCAAAAATGATTCCGCCTCTTTGCGCTCACGCTCGTCCTCACGCGCATCAATTGCGGCAAACCATCGATCCGACTGATCCTGATCCATGCCAGCAGGAACCGTAAACCCACGGTACTCAGGACGTACCGACTCTTCACGAATCTGATTGTATCGATCCGACACAGAGGAATCATATTGTCCAGGTTCAACCGGCACTTTTAGAGGCTGTCCGACTTCCTTGCGAAAGCCCGACATGCCGCGCATCAATACGTCATCTGATGACGCCATCTTACTAAGACCCGATTAGAGTTACTTGAACCGTTCCAGTTGGTGCGGTCGTGCCAGCAATCCCGCTTTCGGTCGTCACCGCCATGTGAGTATGATTGCCCGACGAAAACGCAAGACCCTGCGGAATGTACATCTCAACACTACTTGAAGCAGGACACTTCATGATAAACACTGGCACAGTCGTTCCAACTGTAGTCGATTGAGCCGTTGCAGAGGTATCCTCGTACAACTTCAAGTAGACCGTTTCAGTAGTATTCGCACTGTTGTTCAAGTTGATAGCAAATAACGTTGCACCCTGTTTTGCAAATACATTAGCCACAGCAGTTGCAGTTGCTGCAGTCTCCTTGAAAATCAAGGTTCCAAGAGGATTACTTACTGTTTTTAGAATATCTGCCATCTCAGAACCTCACTGATAAACAACGGTGACAATAACATTGCTCGACGGATCGGATACATTTGCCAGAGCGCCACTCTGCACACACCGCAAAGACAAGCCATTGGCAATCGTTAGACCCGTTGGAAACGAAAGCAAGCGACGAGCACCGCCAGCAATAATAAACTGATAATCAACCTCGGTAGCGTCAACGTCGATTCCACCATCTACAAGATTGTCATACAGTTTCAATACCGAGTTATCACTTGTATTTGCAGTGTTGTCTACAAAGATAGAATATACAGTTCCAGGTCCATTCGTAATATTCTGAAGCGTTGAACTACCTAAATCATCTTCGACTACAACCTTGTATGTCGTGTACGAATTGTCGAGTGTTGTTGTTGCCATGCTCTCTCCAACAAAATGTTCTTGTCAACATTACCGCATATACAACTAAAAGCAAACAAAGAAAAAGACCCTACCAGAGCAAGTAGGGCCTTTAACAAACAGACAGGAGAGTCAAACAATGAAACATGACTCCCGAAAACTATAGCACTATGCAATCACCACGGCAAATCGTGAAGGAAGCCGTCGTCCTCTTCTTGAAAAACTTCCATCAATGTCTTGCCCATTGTTCGCGATGCCGTGTCCCACCAGCCCTCAACAGGCTCTATGCCTGCTGGTCTAAGACGCAAACACAGCCTCGGGCCACGATCACGCTCAGAATAGAAGTCCTGTATCGTTACCTTCACTGCCAACGCGTCATCTCGCAGTACCCCTGCCATCACCAGCGCATCCAGCGCACATTTGCAAATGTTGTCTGCATCTGGCTTAGATTGCTTCCAAATCACGTGATCTGGGTCTTTTTTGCGCAATAAACGCTTCGGTCGGTGAGAAAATGCCGCTATTTCGACCTCTACAGGCTCGTCAAGTGGCGCTTTTCGCCAAACACTTGTCATCACCATTGCCGCAGAACGCTCCCAATCTGCCGTCTTTTTCGGTGTATATAGGCGCACTTTGCCGCCAATAGACGCTCCCCGTGGCCTTCCTTTGCCTATCGGGTCGCCAGGAACCTCAACCATGTATATCCAATCACTCATATTCTTCCTCATGCCACTCCATTAAATGATTCCTCAACCTCTCTATCGACGGAACACCCTCCATTTGAGAACTTGCCATATGCAACTCGTCAACCACCACAAACAACGCACGGATTAGCTGACGATTATCCTTTCTCTTCTCCAGATCGTTCAATGCCCACGGAATGTCCAATCTTGATGGCACCCTCTTGCACCAGTGCGGAACTGAACGCCATTCATCCTGCTTGCTTGCCTTGTCAGACAACCACGAGTACCACTCACCAATCGCAACGCGTAGGTTGCGAGATACAAAAGATGGATCAAGCATTAGTTCCACTTCGCCATATTCTTGTTCTTGAACGTAGAGAAATGAAACGGATCGTCTAACTCCGACCACTCTTCCCAATCTGCACACAGAAACAAGTCATCTATCTCATCGACCGTCACACGGACCCAACGAACCTGATCCTTGGACGCTACAAACGACAACGGCCTTGGTATGGATTCAGGATCTTCAAGATACTGTATACGGCAACGCTTCCAAAACTCCTGAGTGTTTGGATGAGTCCTGCGAGTATGAAGCCTTAAATATGTACCCAACTCAGGCGTTGGAACCTTTTGTATCGCAGCATGGTGCTTTCTGATGGTTTTCTTGAAGTTGTGCCATTTGCCTTTGCCCACCACAGGCCCATGCTTGAAAATCCAGAAGTGCAGAAACTTAAACGTTGACCACGCCCATCTTGGCTTATCTGAAGGTGTAGTCTTGTACTGCTTGTACGGATCTGCAGTAATACGCTCTTGGTCGCGATGGTTGTCCAGGTAAACCGCATATGCGTACCTAAACAGCGTCCTTGATGTGCCTTTTGACCCACGCAAAACAGCAAGTCTGCCATCTGGATCAGATACGGCGATCTGATTGCCATCCTTCGTTATTGACCACTTACCTGTCTCAAACGATTGGCTTCTTGCCTCTTCAGCCAACTCCCAATCGATATCACCCGACTGATAGCCGGTGTTGTAGTAAGCGGTTTCTACAGGACGCAAAATATCCAAAAACCTTTCTGACAGGCCGTCATATTTGACCACTACGTCATTTGGCTTCAAATGGCCCTGCGACTTTTCCGGTATCACCGTCAGTCGAACAAACTTTACCTTGGCCTCGTCAGTAGGCACCGGCAACGCTTCTAAGTACTCGTCTATTTCAGACTCACTGGTAACGGGAACGCCAAGCACACCCTCAATACCAACAGCAGGAAACCGACGAGCCAAACATACATAATCATTCATAATCACTCCAGGCTACGACTCTATATTTGTCAAAAGCGCCCGTCAACTCTTTGTTTCTAACAAAATCCCCAGGGGGGCGCTCCGCGCCCCCCGCGCAAACGCCGCAAGCACCACCACCGCCACAGGGGGGCAGAGCCTCGCACACGCGCCCGATTCCGCGCACGGTTCCACCTATGGCACCCGGTCAGGGTCCACAAATCCCCGAAAAATCCAGGGGGAAGGCGGCATATCGCGCAGTCGGTCACACGGTCCACCCCCACGCGCGCACGGTAGACAACGCGCCCCGCATAGCACCACGGGCAACCCCGGCCACGCTACGCGCTACCCCCTGAACACCACGGGCCACGCTACGCGCAACGCGCGCAACGCTACGCGATACACGCGCAACAGTAGAACCCACGGGGGGGGTCACAACCTCGGCCACAACTGGAACCTCCACCAAGGGGGCAACCTCGGCCACGCCCACAAGGGGGGCGGCTATGGTTACCACGCGGGGGGCTCCAGGGATGCGAAGCTGTGGAACCTTCGCCCACGCAACGAACCGACCCGTAGCAGAGCACCGCGCACGCTGGCGGGGCGCGTCTGCTGAGAGGTTCGAGAATGCGAGTGCGAAAGTCATGACCATACTATACCCGACCTTGACAGACCTTGCAAGGGGGGTGACGTACAAAAAACGAAGAAAGTTTTTTCTTCAATGATTCTAAGCACTTACAAGATATCATGCATTTTTTTTAAAAAAAGTTTGGTTTTTTTTCTTCAATGATTTCAAGCACTTAGGTGCCCACATTAGAGACGTCCATCGTTTGCCATACCTGACAGAGTATGTTCTATTGTTTGTGTGGCGGGGGAAACACCCCGCAAAAAAATCACTACCGACCGGGGCGGACACTGCCAACGCCTAAGAACTAAAGCGGTCCCTTGAATCTTTGAAATCACGAATAAGAATAGACGGGCAACCTGGAAACAGATTGACCCTGGTACACGGCGCGGCAAAGACGAACCCCGCGCAATCGGCCACCGCTGGAATGCAGTAAGTGCGACAGTAGGAGAGACGACCCCCCATTGCATACATCAATAGGGGGGCGCCATCCGAAAGGATTGACACCCCGAAGCCCCGAACCCTATGGAATCCGCCACGGCGGGCAGGGTGAGGCGAGCAGGACAGGCCAACCGATTGAACCCCGTGTAAGTTACCCCCCGGCACGTTTCACGGACGGCGGGGGAGTGCCAAGACCCCAACACCTGCGGGCGAGCGCCACTAAGGCTTTGAGCAACATCAAGGCCCCGTCTATAAATCCACCGCGACGAATCGCAGCGCTTACAACGTGTCGAGGTGGTAGAAATGCGATGCGGCGAGCAGTAGCGAGGCCGAGGGATTAGTAACCCCGAAGACTACTGCAAGGTATCCCCCCACCTTACACGGGGGGACTGTGAGGCCGTGGCCCGCAGTGAACACCGCCCCGGCGAGCGTATCGCCGCCCCTTTCTACATAGCCGCCGCAAGGGATTACCCTGGATAATACGGCGGGCAATACCGAAAACCCCTACAACGGTCGCACCTTGCTGAGGGCTTCAATCCAAGAGGGATAAAAACGCTTCCCTGTTCTATTGATAGGTAGGGGTCGGGCTCGTACCTCGGCCCCGTTTCATTACATAGCCGCCGCCGAGGCTCCCCCTATGATTCAGAGAGGGGTTGAGCCCCGGCGGGCGGTGGACCTTTCCCGGTTCGCTGTCCTGCGATTCGTCGCTGTTGACATGCCAACTACCGCAAATGTAGGATAGCCCGGTTTTAACGGGGCTTTTCGATGTATTTTGTACCGATAGGGCGGGGGGCCTACCCCTGATTTTTACACCTTGTCCCGCTGTTGGTCCGGTTGCCATGTCAACACCAGCACGGAATAAGCCGCTTCAAAGGCTGCATATCACGTAGCCGATGGGTATTTTCATTCGGGGGCTTGAGAGGTGGCGCGGACCAACCCCGCATAAAATCCCCGCCATATTCGCCTGTACTGGTACGAATGACCGAACCTTACCCCCCTTGTACCCTAACCTCTGCCCTAACCTATCGACGAGGTTAGGGCACCCGATAGCCCGCCTTCAAGGTGCCTTATCGGTTGATGCCCTAACCTACCCTAACCTCTGGCCCAACATTTTGAACCTCTCGGATTTTCTCGACTGTCTCGTTCTTCTCTCTCTACTATATTGTATTACCTACCTACCTATTCTGTCTAATAGGTTAGGGTAGGTTAGGGCAATAGAGAATAAACGAGGTTCAACCGGGCTTTTCAACCTGCCCCAACGTAGGGGCACCACTGCCCCAACGGGTAGGCACTTGACACCCTTTACCCCTTCCCTTAGACTGACATACCAGCCAAACCCTAACAGACTGGAGATATCATGCCTGTACTCAAACGATACAAGCCGCACGGCGGCTATCCCTTGGCGCCTGGAGCCGGATGGGCGACTGTCCGAAAACTGACCAACAGAGAGGCGGTCATGATTCTGAATGCCTCCGAGACTATGGCTGAGCGTGGCCCTGATGGATTGCGCGACACCATCGCGGGCAAGTGCTTTGTAGCTTTGAATCGATTCGGTCGCCCTAAAGCTGGCGAGTGGAACCAACCCTGTCCCGCCGGTACTCGTGCCATCTACCACCACGGTGGTGGTGGTGGCGTGTGGTCCGGTTTCTATATCATCGAAAAACTAAAAACCCTGGAGCAATCATGATGAACAAAAAGACACGCACAATCGATGGCACAACCTATACCGTGACCTATGGATTCGATACCAAGTTTGCCGCGAAGCATAATCAACGGCCGTACTTCAGCATCACCCTTGACGTAACCGAGGGGAAACGATGGGTAAGCGGTGGCGCGGATTCTGATACCATCGCGGAGGTATTCCCCGAACTTGCCAACGTTCTACAATGGCACCTGGCTGACCACTCCGCGACACCTATACACTACGTGGCCAACACCATGTACTGGCGGGACCACTTCCCAACGCAGGCCGAGGTACAAGTATCTGAGGATGAGCCAACGCAAACGGTTACCATGGCTCCAAAGTATGAGGACCGGTACAACTACGGACCCGAGAGACTCGCGGCTCACTTGAAGTCTTGCATGGCTTGGGGCGCGTTACCGTCAGAGCGTGACTGGACGGGCGACAGCCCCGAGACGTGGGACCGTGACACGCTCCGTGTGTACCTCGTGACACGTCAAGCGGCCTTGATGGATAACATGCGCGCGGACCTTGCGGCCGTAGGCGTGACCATTCCCAACTAATCAACCGGGGCCCCGTGCCCCACTGGAGCAAACAAAATGCCAATAGACCAATCATTCAAGTCCTATTCCTCTGCGCTTGCAGAATATGTAAACCATCCTGACTACTACAAGGGCCGATGGGCTGTACGCTGTACCGTAATCGCAACGGGCCAAGTCGGTAGGCGGGTATTCGACAGTCACTCGGATGCGACAGCATTTGTAGATGACTTGGTGGCGCGGGGGGTATGCACTCCCGGTGATGGCAAGTACCGCATTCGTTTCGAGCGCGTTGACCCCTTGCCTGGATTCCCTAAAGCCCTGGAGCAATCATGCAACGCATCAAGTTAGAAAACCTCGAAAACGTAGTAGACCGTATCAATTCGGCCGGTGTCGGCACCTACATGGTCGACCATACAAGCGGCGGCGTCCGCCTATCCATGCTGAACGAAACCGGCGGAAGGCGTGCCATCACGCCAATAGGAACCAAGCGCGAAACCTACTACCGCATGCACGCCTTTCTGGATGGCGTTGAGGCTGCCCAACACGGGGGGCAATCATGAGCGCCATCATCGACACCATTAACCTGAGCGCCTGTAGCGATTGTCTTCTATTCATCGCCAACGGTGACGAGCCAGAAGGTGACGAAACCCTACCCGCTCGCATCCAATCGGAATGGACCGTATCCGACGATACATGTGACCACCATGGCGCCGTCCACGGTTCCCTATGGTGGGACATCGTGTACGGTGGCGAGCATGAAAGCGAGGCCGACGAGCACAGCGGTTCCCTCGGTTTCTCATGGTCATCGTGCGAGTGTTGCGGTTCAAGTCTCGGAGGCGACCGCTACCCCTTGACCGCTATCCTCAGACGTAAACCCTGAACCCCTGGAGCAATGATGTACCCCGAAACGTTCTGGAATAAACCCGTGCCCGCCAAGTACCGCAAGGCGCTGGAGGGCTTGGGGCTACCCCTTGACATAAGCCGGCGCGACCTATTCCGGTTCGTTGCCTTCACCGATTCAGGCAAGCCCCGAAACATTCTCGGGTCTTCCTCTAAAGTAGAGAAGGGCGAAGGCGCTGGTGTTCTCACCGCAATCCTGTACCTGTCGCCCGGTCGTGAGGCCGGTATCAATATGTGCCCAATGGCGGCAGGCTGTGAAGCTGGATGCCTTGGGACTACCTCGCGCCGGATGACATGGCCTACCCATAAGAAAGCGCGGGTATGCAAAACGGTATGGCTGATGCTATTCCGTGACCACTTCCTACGGCGCCTGTCTTGGGAGATAATCGGCCACGCTATGACGGCGGAAGCCATGGATATGAAACCCGCTATCCGCCTGAACGGGTCGAGTGATGTACTGTGGGAAAACTACAACGTACCTCAGAGCCATCCAGAGGTGCAGTTCTACGACTATACGAAGCTGCCAGCGAAAGCCCGCGCAGGCGTGCCGGATAACTACCACCTAACGTTCAGCCTATGCGAGCGCCCCGAGAGCAAGGGTCGAGCCCTGGAGTGGCTCAACGCAGGCCGAAACGTGGCCATGGTCGTGGGCGGTGAGTCTACAACCGACAGGCCAAGCGTAATGCTGAAGGCGGCAAAGGCGGCGGCAGCTACTATCATCGAGCGCGGAACCTTCGAGGGCTTCCCCGCTGTAAGCGGTGACAATGATGACATTCGATTCGATGACCCACCCGGCGCCTGGGTCGTGCTCTATGCCAAGAGTGGCGCCCTGACAGACAGTACTGGATTCGTCCAGCGATTCTAACAATGAGGGGCTTCGGCCCCACTGGAGAGACAATGGGAACACTTGAAGACCGATACCAAAACTATGTTCAATGCATGATTGACCTTGGTCAACCATACGTGGACTTTGACACGTGGCTCAACCGATAGCCCTGGAGCAAACATGAGACTGTCCTATAGATTCTTCGATACCCGACAGGAAGCACGGAAGTTCTTTCAGTCCAATAACCTCACACTGGAGGCGTTCTATCACACTTGGCACGGCGAGTGGTTGATTTGCTATCCAGACCCGCACGCCATCGGGTGTGAGCACCTGCCCGAACTTCAACCCGGTTGCGATGAAATCCTTTGGGAAATGGACCTAATCGTAGAGTGTGAAGGCTAACTAATCAACCGGGGCTTCGGCCCCACTGGAGCAAACAATGAGCAAACGAGCAAAGACATATCATGAGATAGAAGACAACCATTGTATCTTGAAGATACGACAGGAACGCGAGGAACGGGACGAATACAACAAGTCAATCGGTAAATCTCAACGGGGCTTTGAACTTCACAGCCCGAGACTTCGGGCCAATGCGAGCCTTAGAACGGTGGTGAAACATGCGCGAGACGCGGCCGACTTTGCGCTTTACCGTTATCGAGTGGAGCGCGATTGGTGGCACACACTCCGAGATACAAGCCAGGTCAGAGAGTATCAAAACAAAGGGCATGAAGTGGAAATACTTCGAGACAGGTGGCACACACTCGAAGAAATCGCGCAGCACCTTGAACGACTCACTTAATCAACCGGGGCTTCGGCCCCACTGGATACCCCATGCACAAAAAGAAATACCGCGTCATCTACCGATGCCGCAGCACCCATTTACCAAGGTATCAATACGACTGTGGCGGTTACGTTAGCCGAGGTGTTCTCCAACGTAGCCGTATCGTGTCGGCTGCTGACGCTGCCCAAGCCGTCCTGAAGGCTCGCACGTTCGATGATTACATCGAACTTGTGACTGTCTACGAGTCTGCCTAACCTAATCAACCGGGGCTTCGGCCCCACTGGAGCAAACATGCAAACGAATGAAAACGCATTTATCGAACGTTGTTTCTGTATGTCACCGAAGCATCGAGACTGGAACCAAGCATGGGAAGCGATTGCGCGCCATGAATCCAACCGAGAAATGAACGATAAAATGACCGCAGCCTGCCCGTTTAGCGGCGAGTCATGGCAATACATGGGCAGCTACAACAAGCCACAAGGGAACGTCCACACGTTCCGCCATCGCCGTCACCCTGGAGTGAACGGTGAGCGCGTCAACGTGCGCGTGTTCATCCCCAACTAAACCGATAGCCCTGGAGCAATCATCATGACACTACAAGAGGAACTGGCAGCGTTGAAGCTGGCCGACATAAAAGACAAGCTACTGCGCTACTTGCTCAAAGACGTGGAAGCGAACTTCGAGCACTTGACGAATGAGGAACGCACCATCATCGGTGACCCTGAAACATTCAGCGCGCTGTTGGAATCCATTGGGATTGACCAGCACGGAACCCGATAGCATACCCGACACACACAAACAAACAGGAGGTGAGTGATGCCTACATACCAAATACACTGCACAGCAGCGATTGAAATATACGCAACCGTCGATGCCGATAGTATAGAGCATGCCAAGCGCATCGCTTCAAACATTACGATTGTAAACTACGCCAATGAAACGGTAGGCGCCGAGACAGACGACGGAGAGATAACTGAAGTCATCGGCCATGAGGTAGCTGGTATTACAATCACAGGAGGTGAGTAATGAGCCCTACCGCAAGATTCAAAGAGTCCATCAACGGTAGCGATGTAGTCATCGACCTACGGCCTGGACAGACCTTGACCCACGTAAAGTATGAGCCTACCGATGAGGGATGGGACCGCACTGTACACACGTGGCATTACGATGCCGATAGCAAAGTCATCACAGTCAACTACTTCAATGAAGGCCGCGACTGTGATGGCTACATGTCAACCCACTACGAACGCGAATGCTCGGTTGACCGGCTACGCTCTCGAACAGTGAAGCATCCGACTGGTGGACGGTGGGAGCCATTCACCTTCGACGATGGCACCACTGCCCACGAGTGGGTGACCACTTGGGAAGAACAGACAGGCTGGCCTGACTGGAGAGAGGTCGGCTACGAGTACCATGACCAGAACGCCAGAGCGATGGGCTACTAAACTTTACCTATGCTGACACACTTGACAGCCAATACCAAACAGGTGTATAACCCTAATGAGCAAACAAACCGGAGATTCAACATGGCTAAAAAACCAACATTCAACACGCACCAAGTCATCACCGATATTATCTTGGCTTCGATGGAGAAGGGCGTACAGCCCTGGCGCAAAGGCTGGACCGCATTGGGTGGCGCCTTGAGCCGTCCCGTCAGTGGAGGTACAGGCAATCCATACAACGGTATCAACGTGATTCTGCTATGGGCGGCACAGTCCGAGCGTGGCTACCACTCCGATACTTGGCACACGTACAAGGGTGCCCAAGGCAAGGGCGGTCAGGTACGCAAGGGTGAGAAGGGTACACGCATCGTCAAGTGGTTGTTCCTGCCATTCAAAGAGAACGGACAGGTAAAGCTTGATGCCAACGGTGAGCCCGTGACCTTCGCAAAGATGAGGCTGTACACAGTCTTCAACGCTTGCCAGATTGATTGGGCAGAGGGTAGCGAGCATGCCCCTGGTCCTGCTCCAACAGTGGAGGAACACGATGGTTCTCAGGCCGGTGACGAGTACGAAGATGCCAAAGTCATTCTGGATTCGTGGGCCGATGAGGTCACAATCAGACATGGCGGCGACTCAGCATTCTATCGACCATCGGATGACTTGATTCAACTGCCCACCTTTGAACAGTTTGACAGTGAAGCCGAATACTTCTCGACTGCCTTTCATGAGGCGATTCACAGCACGGGCCACAGTACCCGCCTGAACCGCTTCAAAAAGGAACGCAAGGGTAGCTACAAGCAAGCCTACGCATTCGAGGAACTGGTAGCAGAGTTGGGTGCAGCGTTCTTGTGTGCGGATGCTGGTATCAACCAGCCAGAAGAACCACGCGAGGACCACGCGCAGTACTTGGCCCACTGGCTCGAAGTACTCAAGGGTGACCCGAAGGCCATCGTGTCTGCGGCATCCAAGGCAGAGAAGGCAGCGAAGCTTGTAGTGGCAAAGGCTGGCGAGGCCGGTCAACAGCAGGCAGCGAAGTAAACCGGGAGAGGGAAGCAGTTTGCGGTCTGCTTATCAAAACCGCCTACCTTTCAACCATCATGGAGAACAAATGATGATTCGATACCTAATCGTTGACACGGAAATAGACCCCAATGAAACAGGCTCTCAGGGCATGTCTGCGGCATTCGTTCGCAACAGCAAAGACAGAGTCATGCACACAACTAACATTGAAAAGGCTCGCCGATGGCGCGACAGTCGCAATGACGGCATCGACGAGGGAGAGCCTGGTTTTTCGATTCTCGAAATAAACACAGAGACGGGCGCACAACGCCTTGTTTCATAACAAACAACAGGAGGTGAATGATGAACATGCCAGAAGGATTGAAGTACTGGACCGCTGACGAGGTAGCCGAATGCCTTGATGGAATCGGGCCTGACCTATATCGCAAGCTGTGGGAGATTCTTGCTGAAGCCAAGAACCCTACACCACTTGGGGGCGACGGTTCCAATGGAACAGTCGAGACACCAGATGGTCGGCTGGACGAGGACAACGACGACAAGGCCCCACACTGGTGGGTCAAGCTTACGCCAGCCGAGCAGACAACTATCGCATCAGCATACATCGCTGAACGTGGAGGTGAGTGATGCCTAAGTATACAGCAGGACCATGGGAAGCGTCGGAAGGCTACCCCTCGGACATCTGGCACGTTGACATGCCGAGTCGAGGATATTCCGTCGTCGTATCCCGAGCAGAAGAAGATTGGGACGTGGCTGTCGAGGAAGTGCAGGCCAACGCACACCTGATCGCGGCGGCACCTGAGTTGCTGGATGCTTTGATCATCACACTCGATCTCGCCGTGGGTCACGCCTGTGACTCTCGGGGAATCACACCAGCAGAGTGCGCAGACTGGGAGTGGGTGAAGCAGGCTCGCAAACTCATCGCGAAAGCGAAAGGAGGTGAGTGATGCCGAGAAGATGGCAAGGAAGGTGAAGTAATGGAAAACAATGAAGCAAACCGATTGAAGTTAGCCGAGGCCATTTGGGAAACGCTAAGTCTCGACGACTTACATGAGCAGTTCATCTTCCAAAGTCTCGAACGATACAAAACAGATCCCGACGCATTCGAGGAAGATTGTGCGGCCATGGATCTCGACAATGATGGAGGTGAGTGATGGGTAGATGGCAAGGACCAGAACACCAATACTCAGAGGCTCGACGCGCCTACGAACAACGTGAAGAATATCGCTATGAGCGATGGAAGGAAAGGAATCCAGAATGTCATAAGTGCGGAGAGCGTGAGCACGAAGACAAGATGACCGACATGTATGGGGATGACTGGTGTACTCATTGTGTCAGTGAGCACGCATTCGAGTGTGACGTGTGCGGCAAGACACACGCTAACGAGTACCTGACCGACGTAGACTTAACGATGGGCGAGTACGTATGCGACGAGTGCGACGAGAAGTGTGCAGCCGACAAGACGCGCCATCATGCTCCAGTAGAGATCCCGATCGGTCACATGGAATATGTACTATGGACTATGGAGAACGCTGCGAAGGACGAACCATATGAAGGTACTCAACCGGGCAACGCAAAGAAATGGTTGAGAGAAAGCATTGACCGGATCAAACAATCAATGCCCAAAGAGGACGGTGAGTGATGCAACGGTTCGATGAAGTGATGGTCCGGCGAAGTGTCGGGTGGGGCTCCGGTTGGGAGTATGAATACGGCTACGTAAAGTTTCTATACTCAGAGACGCCTTGGGTGAGGGTGAGAGTTTTCAAGAGCAAGCGTTTTGGACCCTCATCTTCGACGTTCCATGTCGATAGTGTATTTCCTATCTACGGTCCTATTCAAGCGCATGCAGGAGGTGAGTGATGAACATATTCGTTTTACACCCTATGCCTGACTTGGCTGCGCGTATGCAGTGTGACCGGCATGTAGTCAAGATGACCCTTGAGACTGCACAGATGCTCTCTACGGCCATCAATGAGTTGGGTGGGCAGGCATCCTACAAGTCTGCCCACGTCAACCATCCGTGCTCTGTGTGGGCACGGGAAACGCTCGGCAACTTCGTATGGTTGTGGGAGCACGGAATCAACCTCGCCCAAGAGTACACCGCAAGGTACGGGAAGGTACACAAGTCGGAAGTAGTCATCCGTGACTGCTACCACACAATGATGCAACGTCAGCTACTCAAGAGCCGAAGGCTGACACCACACCCACTGTGTATGCCTGACGAGTACAAAACAGACTGTGTGTATGAATCGTATCGAAACTTCTACATAGGTGAGAAGTCACGATTCGCACGATGGAACAAAACAACTGAGTCACCGTCATGGTGGCCGCAACAAACAAGGACATGAGTGATGATTATCTATGTACTGGACGACGGAGAGACGTGGACCCTGAGTGAGCCCACGGCGGTAACGATCACGGATGAGCAACTGACGCGCATTGAAGGCGGTGAGAAGTTGTACCACGTCGTACCCGATTGGGATGAGCAACAGGGTGACGATGCCGATGACTTTTTCATTCGGGCTGGCATCGCTGCCCGAGAAGCACTGAAGGAAATCAAGAGAGACTACACAAACAGCATCGTAGATGCTCAGAACCAGGGAGATGAGTAATGCCCTATAAATATGTATGGCCAGAGGAAGCATTCGAGGTACGCATCCAGTGTACTGAGGAACAAATACAACAGCATTGTGATGCGGCGCCTGAGAACGACCGTCGAGACTTCGATGATCGTGGTGGGCTTCAGATACCGGTGTACCATGTATACAAAAACGATTCGATTGATGAGCGTTTGACTTATTGGTATACGCTCGACAAAAACGAGTGCGATACCTACGAGTTTGATGTTCGCGATATTCCGACATGGTGGAACTGTTCTTCAGAAAGTCCAGAGAATCATCAAGACTGCATCCAAGAAGCATTGAACGATGGCGTCATTGAGTTTGATGGATTGCTACTGAAGATACACAAGATGGCTGAGTGATCCCCATGTCGGACCTATTGTCCTGGCTCCGTACTCTCTAATGAGGCACTATCGCTTCACCAACACAGGAACCCAAATGACTGACGATGAACGAATAGCACTGATCAACGACACAACAACCAGTGACTCTCTAAACTACGCGCTGATACGGGCCGAACGAAACTCACTAGACCACAGCGCGACAATCTACGACAACTACCCTGTCGGTGCCACCAACATCACAGCCACCGACTGGCAACGCCACTGGACTGAGTCTGATGAAATGTTCGATATGATGTGGAACGGTACAACGAACACTTAACAACATTCAACCGAGTGACGTCGAGGACGCTCCACAACACTCATCGCGAGGTGCATCATGTTCTAAGTCATAGTGCCGGTAAGGGTGAGGGGCCTGGATTACTCACCCAAGTAGACCTTTTATTGTGACCCATGTCCAAACGGAACCAAGCGCCGGTTCTGTCCACCGAGCCTACAACACAGGAGTATGTATGACTCGCTTACCAAACAGATCAGCCTTTCCAAGTTTCGACTTGGCCCTTGGCCCGCACGACCCCTCCAAACTTCAGCACCGTCACCCGTTTACAGAGTGGGTGAAGCCGGTGCCAGAGACAATCCCCCCAATGAATGAACCACAACAAAGTGAATGGATTCGCCTGAACGATAGCGTGGTTCGCAGAGCAAACACAGGAGAGCAAAAATGACTGAGCAAGAAATCAAACAACTAAAGAGCATGCGGAGACTATTAGAGCAGTGGTCTAAACCACAACCCACGGTTGCGATCGGCAACGCAGAGAACGTTCAATCGTTCCCTGAAGAATCTCGTATTGCGTTTCAGCAGCAGCTTGAAGCAATCAACAAGGTTCTCGAAAGGGCAGAGGCAGAGGACAGCCAAGCATGACACCAAGCAAAGAGACACCCATTGGAACACCACTGAAGTCTACCGTGAAGGGATGGGGTAAAGGTCCATTCGTTTACATGGGCAACGGCAGAGGCGGACAGACAATCATAGTCGCAACGAAGAAGGATGGATTGCAGCAAGCGCGCGCATCTGACTTCTCCATCGATTCGATTGCCGCCAAAGCCATTGGTGACTTTATTATCAAGTAGCGGTTGACTATGGCTTTACTTGCCTGTAAGGTCATACCTACCCTACCTCAACACACTGGAGCAGAAGATGAACAAAGCAGAGCAGTTTAGATTACCGGTGAGCCCGCGCAACATTTCAGTTGAGTTGGTTCGAGAGGTTGAAGACGAAGATACAGGCGAGGTTGTCGCGGAACACATCATCGAGGTATTTGGTCGGTTCCTTCCTGCGGAGCCCAATGTGGGTCTTGGTCCCCACATTGAGGTTCTGTCAGCGCACCGACAAGACAGGGACGTTCGCGTTCCTGTAGAGTTAGAAGATTGGGAGGTTGACACGTTGCTCGACCTTTATCAAGAGCAGTTGCGGACAGAACTTGACCGTGACATTTGATTTTTTATGGCATACTTGACGAACACAGGAGAACAAAATGAGCACCAATCAATGTAATAAATGCTACAACCCCATCGGAAACAACATCACAGCCCTTCACAACATTCAAGTGATGAAGGCCGTCATGCAAGATTCGATGGTGCGTGCGGACGAGGCCGAGGACAGCGCGCATAAGGTGATGATTCTGGAATCAACAATCAACCACATTTTAGAAAACATCGAGAGAGATTTTGGTGAAGCGTGGTCGATTCATAAACAACAAATGAAGGAGTTGATGGAGTCTCTGAGAGATCAGGGAATCATCAGCGATGTAGGAGGTGAGTGATGTTTGTTTTCAACGATGGTGGTAGAGCAGACGCAGGATTCAAGGGGACGACCGGAGATTGTGCCGTTCGCGCCATGGCGATTGCTCTTGATCTTTCCTACGCTGACGTGTACCGCGAGTTGGCCCAAGCCAACAAAGACGCAGGCCGCAAGAAGTCAGTGAGGCGAGGCGTGATGAAAGAGGTATACAGCACGGTACTTTCAAAGTACGGATGGGAGTGGCGCTCTGCACCGAAGTTCGACGGACGCAAGGCACGGTATAATGACCTACCCAATGGCAAGTGTATCGCTCGCATGGCGGGTCACTACGCAGCGGTCATCGACGGTAATCTACACGACTCGTGGAACTCTGGACGCAAGATGGTGTACGGCTACTGGGTCAAGGCAACCGAAGGAGGTGAGTGACAATCACACTTGACACACTTGGACCAACCAAGTAATGTACTCAAACCATACAGGAGAATGTAATGAGTAACAACGTTACGAAACTTAGAAAGCGTAAAGCAAACCAGAAAAGAGAATGGTCATGGCCGTCATTCATATCGGCATGGCAAGAGTCAGAGTCATACGAAGATGTATTAGAGCAGCTTGGCTTTGAAGATACACCACAAGAGCGCAGCTTCATTGGTGGCAAGGCTTCATACGCAAGAAAAAAGGGCGTGCCCTTGAAAAAGTTCAAGCGTAAGCGCAGAGGATCTAAAATCGATTGGAACGGACTTGCGGACTTAGCAAAGTCAAAGAGTGAATCGTGATTGAATATACAGAGGTCCTCTCTTTTATAAGAAACGCAAACCACATATTTTGGGCCGTGAGCCTTAATAGAGCGATTGGCAAACTTAACAATCGTTGGTACACAAATCGATTGGAGGTAGTAAATGTCAAACATTGAAGACGCAGAGGGGTCATACAAAGTCTTCCTGGCGATCAAAAGCGATTCAGACCTGAATGAAAAGTTTCGCTGCACTCGTGACGGAGTCATGTACTACAGCGGCAAAAAGATGACAGAACCTGACTTCTCACAAGTGTCAGTCTACTTGGCACAAAAGTGGAAAGTAGTGTGCTCGAAGGAAGAGTTGAAGTCTGGCATCATGGCAGCGTCTAAGCGCATCGAGCCTCAACTTATCTACGGAACAAACTTGGCCGAAGACTTCAGACTGAAGGTCAAAGAGTTCTTAGAGCACAACCCGCCATCGTGCCACAGGTATGACATTACAACTGATGTAGTGGCTGAGTACGTTGATCCTGATGGATGGCAAGAGCAGAGGCGACTGACAGAAATGAAAGTAGCAAAAGCCCTAAAAGAGCAAGGGCTTCAAAAAGTGCGGGTAACGCACAAGGGAGAAAGAAAAATGCGTTGGTTCCCGATCACGGGATCGTAATCATAAACAAACAGGAGAGTGCTGTGGAACTCACATCACAAGAAATAATCGCCCTTACGAAGGCGTTCAACACGAAAGCAGTCTCGATTGCAAAACGGGACATCGACAACAACTCTGAGATTGACGTGAACCTTATCGTCAAGATCGCTGGTAAACTCAAGCGAGGCCAAGAGTCTAAGCCAGTCAAAGCTACCTCCACAATCCCGTGGAAAGTGGCCCTGGCTCTCTTTGCCAAGCGCTCTGGGTTCACCCGTGAGCAAACTGCAAAGGTGCTGCTTGAGGCGGTTACCTTCGCACTCGAAACCAACTCCGACAAGAAGACTGAACTTCTTGAAGAAATGGGAGTTGGGGATGCCCTGGCCATGCTGGACCGAGAGGTCTTTGACAAGCTGCCCAAGAAGACCCGTGATGGAAACATCACCTTCGAGGTGGCAATGGTCGAGGCTGTTCGAGAGCCAATGTTGGTGGCTGACCAAGACACTTTAACCCTTGGGGAAGGGGAAGAGGTGGCGAAGTAAGTCGCCGGGGTCACCGTTTCAGCGGGGCGGTGACCCCACTTTTCATTATGGAAAAATCAGATCAAATCGAAGATTACGAACGTATCGACACATTCCAACTTGTGTTTCAGATGACTCAATCAATGGGTGGACTACAGAAAGGTAAGCACTCAAAGATGGCCTACATCTACGGCACAAGCCGTTCCCGGCTACGCAGCATCCTAAACCGTGAGGCAAAGGCACCAACACTGGATACCGTTGTTTCATGGATGCACAGAGTGTACCGGCTGACCGGAATGAAGGTCGTGCTGACCATCACACCTGATCTTAAAATGCACTACAGCATCTTGAGTCAGAACCAAGAACGTATCGACGGAATGATCGTTCCCCCGAAAAACAGTTTGTAGAAAGTCATACGACCGACTACAGCACAATGCCCTTTGGGGATTGATCCCCCCAAAAGTGGGGCTCCTGACTGAGCCCACCGGGTATCCGGTGGCGCTCTTTCGGGCTCCCCGTCAGGAGTTACCATGTGGATACAAAGCGCTAAAAACGCACGCATTACTACCGTCGCGTCCGACCTTGAATACAGTCGAGGCAACGGTCAATCCATCTTTCCATGCCCATCGTGCGGCATGCTTGAAAGGGGATCAAACGATAAAAAGCGTGGCCCTATCGGATTTGGTCGAAGTGAAATGGCCTGGACTTGCTACAAATGTGGAGCAAAGGGCGACGTAGTAGACTTTGTATCCCAACACTTTTTTCAACAACCGTTGAGAAATCTGGACAAAAATCAACGCTCTGTTGTTCGCGATTGGTTTGCCGAGCAAGGCTACTGCACGCCATCGGGAGTTCCAGCACACGTGCAACCAGACCCAAGCAAAAGGCCGGTTGTTACGCCCGCACCGACTCAAGGGTACGTAAGACCTCCGCAACAAGAACTGAACGATCTTTGGCAACACACTACGACCATAGAATCTGCACTTGAACAGCCAGCAAGCTTTGCGGAGCAACTGAGCAAGTGGATGATCAATAGAAGATTTTCACCAAAGGTTTTGGACAGCACATCATGTGTTCGCGTTCTACCTCTTCCCAATGAATACAAATATCCTGAATGGTTTCCGCATCAGTGGGGCGGCATCTATCGAGTAGCAGCACCGTGTTTTGAGCCTGATGGTACATTCGCCAGTATTCATTGCCGCAGCGTATCATACGCAAAGGGTCGCCAGCCTGCTGGATCAAAGACAAGATGGCCAACCGGGTACGAAGCCGGTGGATTGTTGATGGCAAACACATATGCTCAACAGATCATGCGTCAACACCTGAACGATTCAATTCAAGGGTTTTTGATTTGCGAAGGTATCACCGACTTTATGAGAGCATGTGAGCAAGCGCACCGTGAAGATTTGAGGCTCGCTATCGTTGCCGGAACATCGGGTAGCTACAAGTCCCTTGCTAAGATTCCAATACCCCCTAAAATGAAAATATATATCGCTACTGATTCAGACGACTCTGGTGATGATTACGCATCAATCATCTGCGATCAGCTTCCCCAACACACCCTATACAGAGTACCCCTGGAGTTAAACGATGGCTGATTTGGATGAAGTCCTCTCCGCTGGACAAAGAAGGCTCGGTGATCTACTGAGCATTGCTGAAAATGAGAACTGCATCAATCAGCCAAATCAAGAACCCGTTGAGGTTCCACTTCCTGAAAACGAAACGGATACCCGTATTGTTGATCTACTCGATCAATACACGGATAGGAATGGTGACCCATCCGGTCGGTTCAGGAAAAACAAAAACAACCTGTACATCATCTTGCGTAGGGACCGCAGATGGCGTGGCCGGGTGTGGCTAAACAGCTTTACCAACACACTTCAAATCGATGATCGGGACTACAGGGACACAGACGACACACGCATCGCTTTGTGGGTATCACGAGCATACGGCCTGGAGTACTCTGATGCTGCAGTCAGCGCTACAGTGCAGTTGATTGGCGAAGAAAACAAACGCAACCCACTATTGGAGTGGCTGGATTCACTTCATTGGGATGGAACCCCACGCTTGGCCTCATGGGTCATCGAGGCAACAGACTGCGATGATACGGACCTGAACCGGAAGATGGCTGAGAAGTGGTTGATTCAAGCCATCGCACGCGCATATAAACCGGGCTGTAAGGCAGACTGCGTATTGATCCTGGCAGGAGATCAGGGCGCCGGTAAGAGCACCTTGTTCCGAACGCTTGCCACAGAAGAATACTTCGCAGATACACCTCTGGATATCGGCTCCGCAAACTCCTATAGCCAAATCGCACGAGCGTGGATTTATGAGGTTGCCGAGTTGGACTCCGTTCGTCGTTCAGCGAACAGTGCAACAAAAGCATTCTTGAGCGCGCAAGAGGATAACTTTCGCCCCGCCTATGGGCGCCATGCAATCACGATTAAGCGTCACGTTGTGTTCGCTGGAACAACAAATGAATCACAGTTCATTAATGACATGACGGGGTCACGTCGGTATTGGCCCATCAAAGTCAATGAGGTCAACCTTCATTGGGTTCGAGAAAATCGAGACCAGCTTTGGGCAGAGGCAATCGTAGCATTCAAAGCTGGAGAGACTTGGTATCTCGACAAAGAAATGGACGTGAAGCGTCACGATTCGAGCAAGATTTACAGGCAAGATGACCCATGGATGGACCCCATCAGCACGTTCCTGATGGTTCAGCAGGGATGGGTGACTATGACTATGGTGATGGAAGAGGGTCTTAAAATCGAGAGGGGCCGAATGAATCGGAGAGACGAAATGAGAATCTCAGAGATTTTGCGTGAGTTGAACTATGAAAAGAAACGCATGATGCTCGGTGGAAAAAGAAAGTATGTTTGGGCAAAAAATGAAATACTGAAAGTAAAAAGTAAGGAAGCATAATGAATAAAGTAGCATTGGGTGGCGGGGTATTTCTCGCACCTGGATATGAGAATGAAAAAGCGATTTTAAGTAGATTTGAAATCGCAAACCCTGAGTATCAAATGGCCATGGGAATGCGTAAACAGGGACGATACGTCCCGATTCCCGACAAGCACATCAACGCTTGTCACCGTATTCCATACGATCACCCATGGGGTGGTGGTCTTGCAGTGCCACGAAAGGCTGCATCACAAATGGACCTTGGTAAAATCATCGATGTGAGAACTGATCCGGCAGCGCCATCTTTGCATCTTACGAAAGGATTTTCTCTGAGGGATTATCAACTGAAGGCCCTGGACTCTTGGAAGTCAAACGGTGGAGAGGGTGTAGTCATCGCACCATGCGGTGCCGGTAAGACTGCAATCGGCGTTGCTGCCATGGCTGAGTACAACACGAAGGCCCTGGTTTTAGTTCATACGAACGATCTGGCAGTACAGTGGATGAATCGAATCGAATCGATGCTCAACGAAAAGGCAACACAGTATGGCGCGGGTAAGAAAAATGATTCTGGACGGATTGTTGTCGCAACTTTTCAAACACTTGAACGAATGTCATTCACCGAACGATACACATTCGGCCGACAGTTTGGGCTCTGTATTGTCGACGAAGCCCACCACGTACCAGCCCATACCTTCTGCTCGGTCATGTTCTGCATGCCCGCCAGATACAGGCTTGGGCTTACAGCAACACCAGAGCGACCAGACGGATTGACCTCCATACTTTGGTGGCACTTCGGATCACCTGTGTATGAGATCACAAATGAACAGCTTACAATCTCCGGTCATGTAGTTGCTCCTGAAATTGAATGGCTATTCACTGACTATTTGGGTCCACCAAATCGTGTGGATTGGTCCAAGCTGATTACAAAAATGACTACGGATGAAGGGCGCAACGAAAAGATTCTAAACAGGATTTTATCCGCGTGTCGAGAAGGCAGGCAGATTTTGGTTCTATCGGATCGGGTAGACCATTGCGTTTCATTGGCAGATACGCTTCAGACACACAATATTATTGCAGAGCCATTGGTTGGCAGGATGACAAAAAAACAACGAACAGAGGTATTACAACGTGCGAATGATCGAGAAATTCAAGTCGTATGTGCCACAACGGTCGCAGATGAGGGACTCGATTTGCCGTCACTCGATACAGTTGTGCTCACTACTCCGACAAAAGCTATGGGTAGAATCCAGCAAAGAATCGGACGGGTCATGCGACCACACCCACAGAAAAAGAATCCGATCGTTATTGATTGCGTTGATGATAGTGGACCAATGCGTGGATTGGCTCGAAAACGACATAGACTCTACACTAAACTTGGATGCTCCTAAGATGATCGATGTGTTGAAAAAATTACCGACCGGGTGGTCTATGATTGAAACAAACAACGGCTACCAAATCCGTGACCAAGATGATGAGTTTGTATGCGAAGCAAAGTCACCACAGCGATTGAATGAAATCATAAACAACGAATTTGAGTTGGCGCAAATGTACGCCAGCATGATGTACGTTTTGAAATCATCACAGGCTGCAGAGGCTTAGTTTGCTCGTCTGGAAAGTCCAGCCCAATCACGCACACTGACTTTGTTTTTTGTAAAGTCTTCTATCGCTATCGCCAGTCGTAAAGACGGTATGGATCGGCCCGATTCGAGATCACGAAGATAAGCAACGGACACGCTCAAACCTTTCGGCTTTAGTGTTTCGTTCATCCATTTGCAGAATCCAAAACGGCTATTGAAAGCAGGTTGGCTTTCCCTAAAAGATCGAATGTCCATAAAAAATCCAGTCAGAAAATGTCCGGTTGAGGTGATGTTATAACCATCACATCGTGATACCATACAGTCAAGCAAAGGAAAAACCAACAATGAGTGAAACATTACCAACAATCGGAAGCAGTAGCATCGGCGCCATCCTTGGCCTCTCCCCATGGAGTAGCCCATGGGACGTTTGGGCAAGAGCCCATGGTCTGAGTGAAAGTTCGTCATCAGCGGCAACGCAAAGAGGACACATCTTAGAACCGGCTATTGGAGCGCACTATGCGCACCTAAACAATGTGGAAATCAAAAAAGGGCCAGAGTACGAGGCCGATCCAATCATTGGGCCTGAGTCTTGGATGCACGCTCGACCAGATTTTTTCGTGAAGTCAGACGATAATCACTGGCTGCTGGAGATTAAATCTACTCGAAAGTTTGATCACAGATGGGGGTTTTCAGGATCAAATGGTGTACCTCCATACTACGCTGCACAGTGTATTTGGCAGATGGCAGTGACCGATGACGAGCGATGCGATCTGGCAGCATTTGCAACCATGAATGATGAATATAGATCCTATACGATTCATCGTGACGAATCTGTTGAATCGAAAATGCTTGAATATGTCAGGGATTGGTACGACAGGCACATTCGTGGAGGGGCACCACCAGAGGTGGATGGATCTACTGCATGCTCCAAGTCGCTCGCAAAGATGTTCGAGCAAGAGTCAAAAACGTTTATTGAGCCATCCGAAACCCACATGGATTTAGCAAAACAGCTTCATCAAATCCGAGCACAGTGTGCTGAGTTGGATGAGAAAAAACGAATGATTGAGAACAAAATAAAAGAAGAGATAGGCACCGCATATGGTATTAGTGGTGTAGCAACGTGGTCACAGAGCAAACCACGGAGCAGATTTGATCGCGCTTCATTTGAGGCCGATCACCCACACATCGCCAAAAACTACTTGAAGGTTGGCGAACCAACACGAACATTCAGATTTCAATACACAGGAGAACAAAAATGAGCAATGCACTTCATCCAGCACATCAGTTTCGCAACGTAGTCGAATCCAAGGCATCGGACTTCCTCCAAGCAATGGCAGGTACGGAAGAGGGCGCCAAGGCCGCAGGGCGTGTCGCACTTGCGTTTAGACAAGCAGCACAAACCAACGACCGTTTGTACGGTTGTGATCCAGTATCAGTGGCGCAAGCTGTGGCACTTTCGGCAATGACGGGGCTTATGCCCGGTGGCCCACTACCAGACGTTTATCTGCTGCCAAGAGGCAAAAGCCTACAGTGGCAGGTATCACATCGGGGCTTCGCTAAACTCGCAGCCAGAAGCGGTGTACGTCTTCGGACAAAGGCTGTATTTGAAAGCGATACGTTTCACGTCATTGAAGGTACAGAGCCGAAGCTTGAGCATGTACCAGACCTTTCTGCCGACCAGTCTTGGGACACGCTTGTAGCAGTCTATGTAGTCGCACACTACAAAGATGGCAGCAAAGACTTTGTTGTGATCCGAAAGGCCGACATTGAAAAGCGTAGAGCAAACTCAGACTCGTACAAGCGAAACAAAAATCAATCACCGTGGGGTCAGTGGCCTATTGAAATGGCGCTGAAGACAGGGCTTCGATACGCGTTCGCACGCGGCATCGTTTCGATGGACGACACAACCACTAGCGCATATGAGCATGACGGTATGCAAGATGCATCAACTGATGACTTGCAGGTTGTTGAAATGAACGATGTTCCAGAAATGAACACCATGAATGTTTTGTCTGATCAGCTTGATGAACTGGTTCAACAAACCGAAAAACAAGAAACGTTAGTGGAGGACTAAATAGCAAATGGCCCGTGACTACAAACGCGAATACGAACAATACCACAGCAAACCAAAGCAAAAAAAACGTAGAGCGGGCCGTAATGCTGCCAATCGTATTATGAAGATGGTTGGAAAGATAAAAAAGGGTGATGGCAAAGACGTGCATCACAAAGATGGAAACCCACAAAACAATCAAAAATCAAACTTAAAAGTAATAAGTAAATCTAAAAATAGATCACAAAAATAAAAGGAAGTATCATGAGTCTTTTTGAAGAATCAAAGCAGCAAAAAAATCCATTTGGTGAAAAGAAAAAGGAACACGAAAAGTCTGATTCTATACCTCAAATAAACCAAACGTCTTCATTTTTGAGAATCTTAAACGCAGTGTTTGATGAACAAATGTTGTCTGAAAATGAATCTAAAAACTGTGATGGATTTAGAACACGTTTGTGCGACTCTTCCTGGCCTCTTCATAACCTTCAAGGTAATGTCACTGAGCCCACGTGGGCAAACATGATCAATGCCACTATTGCTGGAATGAAGAAAACGATCAGCAACAGTCAACCCAACGGTGACTGGAAAATTCTCCAATACGAAACCAAGATTGATCACGACTCATCTGCTGTAGAGCGATTGTTTTTGGTTGTTAAGTTTGTAGATGTAGACAATAATAACGATCTTCAGTACACAAACGGTGCTCCTGTAGCAACAACTGTAAATGTTCAAAACAGCCCAATACCGCCTGAGTTGATTGAAGCGTTAACAAATAAACCGACTGACGATTCTCGCCTGACTGGACTACTTGAGCAACTTGTAGAGGCAATTGCAGACAAAAAAACTCCAGCAAACAAGACCAAATCAGAGCCAGTTATCTCAAAAGATCCTGAACCTGAACCTGTTGTTTTCAACGACTAAAAACGATGCCGTTGTATCGATTTGTGTGCGGTGTTTGCAATAACGCTGTTGAGCGCTTGCAAGCATTCGAAGATCCAAGCCCCCATTGTGGGGCTTGTGCTTTAGATCGTGGCACGTCCACTGAAATGAAAAGAGTAATTTGTGCTACCAACTTCACGTTGAAAGGAAGCGGGTGGGCGAAAGATAATTATGGTTTGAAAAATGACAAAAGTAATAAAACTTGAAAGACGATGCTGTATTGAGTGTGGACACATTTGGTTTGGTGAACTCAATTGTCCAAGGTGTGATGCACCAGGCGAGCCACTTCATGTTGAGCATCAGGTGCGATGATGCCAGATCATTCATTAGACGACATTGTCCACTCTATACAATCTGCGGTTATAGCGGCGACCGATATTGCAGAGCGCCATGAACTTGATTCGATTAAAAAAGAAGAATTTTGGGAACGCAAGGTTGATGACAATGGAGAACCGGTCACAGATGACGACGGAAGACACATATATGTACCTCGCATGGTCGTCATGGAAATCCCAATGTGGGAGGATGGAGTACTGGTACGAAAACGCATACCAGTCCCGTTGCAATCGCTTACGACTGGTCAAAGTCTGCGTGTGGATACGCTCGAAGTTGAAATGTCTGTTGAGATTTCAGGCCTGACCGCAGACAAGAAAGAAGGCAAGTTGATGGTCCGGCCATGTTCTAATACTCCGTCATGGTTCAAAAAAGAAAGCAATGCTGCTAAAGTAAAGCTGATCTTCAGGGGCAGTGAGCCTCCAGAAGGTTATGCAAGAATCGACGATCAATTAATCAAACTGCTTCCGTAGGAGAGCATCATGGCAGATTCCGGCCTCGTAAAAATGTCAGACCAGTTTGGTGGTCTACCAATGGAACAACTCATTGGTGGTCCGCTGAAAGCAGCCTGTAACGCACAAACCCTACTGGCTAAGGCATCGAGCGACTTCATTAAAGATGTCGGTCTCGATGACGATGGCAAGGGCAACATGGCTGCACGCACTGTGGACTTTTCGTTCAACAAGCCTGTACAAGACGCTGCCGGAAACACGACCATGCAAAAGGTGGACCTTCAGGTTCCACTGCTCGCCATCATCAATACACCAAGCTTGTCAGTCAAGGAAGCTGAAGTGCGCTTCACCATGGAAGTTAAGTCTTCTACTTCGAGCAAGCAGACTTCGGATAGCAAGGCCGACCTTACAGCCAAGGCTAAGTACAATGCTGGTCTGTTCTCCTGCGAAGTGACCGTACACGGATCAGTGGCGAATCACAGCGAGAACACACGCAGCAGCGACAACAGTGCCAAGTACGACGTAAAGGTCGTTGCCCGCGACGACGGACCACCAGAAGGCTTGAGCCGCGTTCTTGATATGTTTAATGATGCTATCGCACCCACTCAGGGCGCTACACCAGTTAAGAAAACCTGATCTTCCCCTGGCCCCCCGTCACCCACATCGTCTGTCCCATCTCGGGGCGTGAGCATGGGCGATTCCTACCGGGTGCGGGGGGTCAGTTTACATTTTCAACTGTAAGCGTTATCAGTAAATGAATCCACCTTTTTTGGTGTTGTTCAAATTTTGGGCTCAGATGGTCTGAGTCTGATTTCACTCGTGGATTAAAGCTGAGCCCATCTGAGAGTCACGACTCGGATGGGTTTATTTTTTCTATCGTTTCGACGATTTGAATATCCACCATACCTTCATCACTGCAGTCCTGTACCTCAAAAACAGTTTCGTCAGGCAGGCCGTCAACGTTCTCCAAGAAGTCGATGCTAGCGGTGCGTAACCGCCCCTCTGATCCTTCGTCAGAACAAATCGGAGTCAATGTAACCACGGTCTTTTTGGTTGCTTTCAATGTAGCAACAGCAATAGGATCAGGGTTGACCACTGGTGGCTCAACAACCTGTTCAACCGGTTTTTCTTTTTTACTTCGAGATTTACCGTCGCCATCCACAACAAAACTTAGCCCTGCTGGTACGACAACAAACGTGCCGAAAAACATTAGAGCAAGGCCAATCATTTTTGTTCAGTGATCTCAAACAGTTCATCGATACGTTTTTTCATACGCTTGATCTGACGCTCAACGTCTTCGCCGTCAAAGTCTGCAGAAATCATCGAAGTCTTTTTCTGCACTGCACTCAGTTTAGCCTTCACGTCATCCAACTCAGCCTGCATCTTGGCGCTCGCAGCTTTACAAGGTGGCGGCTGTTCTCCCTCCATTCCTTGTGACTGCGCTTCCATTTTAAGCTTCTGCATTTCCTGTTCGTGCTTTTGCTCTGCTCGCTCACGATAAAAGTTCCAGGCTTTCGACCCACCAGCTACAGCCATACCAGCAAGAGCAATGGCTACCATTGGTGCGTAGTCTCCACCCAATGATTTAGCTGCGTCCGCAGCGGCCGTAATGTCTTGAGATACACCAACTGATTCAACCAAATCGTTCACAGCAGCGGGTGCCGCAACAGTCTCTACGGGTGCCGGTGGTGGCGCAGGTGTAGGCGCAGGCTCTGATACTGGTGCCGGTGGGGGCTCTGGTGCAGGGGCAGGGGCAGCATCTTCAACTTTTGTTTCTTGTGCCATGGGTTTAGTTTCCTTCTCAACAGGTTTTTCGTCGTAGATTCGAATCGGTGATCCTAACTCAAGCTTACAATCAGATCCTTCTTTGACCACGCATTCCATATCAGCCTACTTGTTCCTGTCTAAAATACGATCTAATTTAGCCACAATATCGTTGTGTACCTTTGTTCGAGTAATCAAAAAGTCTTTAGATTGACTGTCTGCGGTGTCTCTATATTCTTTAATGACTCGATCGTAACGCTCACGCATCTTTTCAGACCGAGACTCATACTCTTTACGGATCTCATCCAGTTGCTCTTGAAAGCCTTCTACAAGCTTATCAAGCCGTTTCTGCATAGCCATGAACTGATACACCAGAAACGCTGCGAAAACGCCTAAGTGACCCCCTGATAGCAGTGTGTCTACCAGGGCCTCCATCAAAACTCCGGTTCGTCAATCAGAGTGTAGGTAAAAGAGTTGCCCCACTTTTCTCGGGCCGCGTAGCAAATCGACATAAACTCTTCAAAGTCTTTGCTGTGACTGAATACTTGGCAACCAGCAGACCACTTGTCTACTTGCGTCGACGCTGATCCCGCTTTGTGGATATTGATTCCATAATAGCCTTCAGTAATAGACTGTACGTCAAGGTCAATAACGTCGTCTTTATTGCTATCCCGGTAAGTTTTGACCGTACCGTTCCTCTGACAGAGCGCATCATACTTTCCTTGGTGCTTATCAATCTTCCAAACAGACCGATATTGTCCAGGTACAAGAATAGCAGTTCCTTCAACACGAGAGGGATTTTCCAACCAGTAGTTTCCAGGCTCAGTCGTACACTCCCATGTTCGAGTGATCCAACCCTGCTCATCCTTGAACACAACACAGATACGGTCATCAAAGCTATTTGCTTTGTGATTCCGGCTACGTATTCCTATGATGTTTAGGTTGTACTCACCTGATTCAAACACAGTGTGACCAAGAGATTCGACATAATCTAAAATAAGTGGGCGCATTTTATGAACTACACTCTGCGTTGGTAGCTTGGCAGATTTGGGCGATGTTAATCGCTTGTTTTTGTTGGTTTTCCAGCATCTTTTGAACAATCTCTTCCATCTTATCCAAACGTTGCTCAATGCCTTCAATCTTAACGTCAACAACTTCTTGCTTTCCCACACTGACAGCTTTCTTGTTTTCGAGCGCACTGACACGTGTACCAAGTTCATCGACATCTTGAGCCGCAGATTCAAAAGACGCGAATGCAATACCGGTAGCAAACACCAGAGTGATTCCAGGTACCACCATATCTTTTAAATCCATGATAACTCCTGTCACTCAGGTTCAGTACAACTATAAGACCCGAGTAGCTTATCCGTCAACTTGGATGGCTCGCATCGTTGCTTATCTGTTTCACCGGTTCGAATACACAAAGCCCACATACACTGAAGCGACATGGGATCTCCACCAACCTCTGTAATACAAGGCGGTGGCATATCTGTAAGCTTGTCAGCAATAGCAGACTCCCTTTTAGCCTCTTCGACCGCTACCTCTTGGACTTTAGTGACCAACGCTTCGTTGCCGTTATTCAACTCTTTGATTGCTTCTGTTTGCGCTTCAATCGCTTTAGCACCAGCGTCGGGCTTGAGGCCCCAACCAGCACCAAAGCCCACCCCCAAAGATGCAAGAACAGCAATCGTTGTCAGCGTTATTGGTTCCATTTTCGTCATCCAAGTTCCAAAATCATTTCTTAGCAGGCTTCTTGGCTGCAGGCTTCTTGGCTGCAGGCTTCTTGGCTGCAGGCTTCTTAGCTGAAGATTTCAAAGCTTTGATTTCCAAATCTTTTTCTTTTACTTTATCTTCAAGTAATGAAATAGCCTTGAAAAGGTATTCTACAGCCTTTCGCTTGTTACCAAACTTAAGTTGCATTTCAATTTTAGCTTTCTTAATGTACTCTTCAATCATGTTTACCTCTTTTATGATGAAACTATAGAAACTTTAATATCTGCAGTTGGACTATCGTCACCAGACAATGCAGCAGTTGTAACGCACCAAAATGAAAGCCCTGCATCAAACTCCCAACCATTACTAATTACATATGTTGTTACAACCCCAAGTGGGGCATACAGAGTAATTGTTGGAATCGTAGAAGATCCTCCACCGCCAGTAATATTTGATGCGTTAGCAATCTTTACATAACATGCAGGCTCAGTTGTAGTCGGTATACCAGCCGTAGCGTCAATCTCAATCATGTATACTTTACCGGCAGACGCAGCAGTAACGTTTTCAGCTTCGTTTGTGTCCGCTTTGACATCTACTACAAGCTTGCTTGCAAGATCAGTCAGGCTCGACGTTAAATTAGCCATCTAAACACTCGTTACAATCGTTACAGCGATCGTCTCATTGCCAGAAACGCTTGGCGCAGTGTTATCACTCGGAGTTCCGTTTTCAGTCGCACAAACCGTAAGTGCTTTATACAAAACTCCACCAGGAATTTCATACGTGTATGTAGACGTTGCCGGACAGGACAATACCCAATCAGGCGCTGTAGTTCCTACATTTGCTGAATATTCATTGAACAGCTTCACATAAACCGCAGCATCGTTGCCATTTACAATCTTGACGGAGTGAAGCATTCCAGGTCCACCCGTCACGTTTCTCTGTGCTGCATTGGTTATGTTTGCATCGTGCAGAACATTGAACGATACAGCACGATCAAATTTGGTACTACTAAACGCCATTTAATTGCTCATCTCAGTCGCCAGTTGTGGCCACGGCTTTCTTTTCGGCTGCGTCCACATAGCCTTGGCCGAGAATGTAAGAGACACAAACACCAGCGGTCAGCTTGAGCGCTTCGCCAAGTGCAATGTCTTCACTCAAAAATGCCAACACTGGAGGCAAAAGTGCTCCAAGAAATGCGGCCCAAAACTTACGTGATGAGAGTTTAATCTTCAAAGTTTCCATGGTGTCTCCTTTGGATCATCCAGCAGAAGGGCTATCGCCAGTAACGTATGTAGGCAAAAAGCCATCAGGTGCAAAGTTTACTCGATACCATATTTTCCAAGTTGTATCTGTGTCCGTAGCCCCGCCTGGAGCACTACTACTATAAAATGTGGGGCAGAAAAAGATATACACTGGATCAGTACCAACATATTCGTGTACTTGTTTTGTCGGGTCTATTGAATCCAAAACACGATTGTTTACATCGAGATTGTAAACCGACGTTTTGTGAATCATTGGGTTTCCGTCTGCATCACCATCATCAATTGCTGGTCCAATCCAACAATACGCTCGACGACAGTTCGCTTCAGTTTCTGTGCTGATTGCTGTGTCACCACCTACCTGAACACGCACAGCTTCATTCGAAGCAATGTTGTTGTAGCAGCCCATGCCAACCCACTCTACATCACTCGTGTCAGTTGTGCAGGAAGAGTCTGCAATGCCAACGACAACACCTGCCCCTTCTTGGTTACCACTGCCGCTGTTGGCCCCTACAGCATGTCGCCAAACCAAAAACTCAATACTAAATTTATCAGCAAAAGTAAGAGGACCGTTTGGTCCTTCAATTTTTCTATAGTATCGTTTCCCGTTTTGGCTCGATTGATTCCATCTTTCTGCATTGTTGTCCAACTCCAGTTGAACTCTGATACCGTCACCACTCACAGTAAGCGCGTTTACAGTGCCTGTGGAACCAGGGTCAGCGCCCGTCCACGAAGCAGACGTAGGATCAAGAGAGATCCAACGACTAATATTGTCGTTTTGTAGATTATCGAGATTACCAACACTTAGATTTTTTTGTATTGGTCCTGGTATGCGTCCACGTCTATTCATAATCAAGCAGCATCAATGAGGTTAATGTATCCAGTCGCGTTGACCTTGTTGGCTGTGGTGCTTGCTGCAGTAATTACAACAGCCGTCGAGTTGTTGCCCTTGATAGTCCATCCAGGTACAGCGAGAACCGTAGACTCAGCAGGAACCTTGACTATGATTTTGTCACCGTCCGACGTGCCGCCTATCCTAATCGTAACAATTTCTTGAGTGGTGTTGATGTTCGACAGCCAGATCCAAACCTCTTCAAAGTCAGCAGCAACACTCGTCACGGTGTGAACAGTTGTAAACGTTCCGGAATCAACAGCTAAAGCTAAAGGTCGACCGTCTGTGCTGCCGCTTAGTTTATTTCTCGAAATTGTTGCCATTGTGAACTCCTACGCAAAAACCTGCATGTGCAGAATAAGATTTGAATCGTCAGCAGCAGTTCCACCACCGCCAGCATAAGTTTTAAGGTCCGATGCAGGGATGGTCTTCATTTGACCGCCATCGTTAACAATAAACCCATCTGAGTCTGCTACTGTAATCGACCCACCAACAGATGTATTTCCGTCCAGCAGATTCAATTCTGTCGTAGTGACCGTAGCCCCATCCAGAATCTCAAGTTCTGCTTCACTAATAACGGCACTGCCAATTGTAAAGCCAGTGGCTGTCACTGTGCTCGCAAAAACAGCAGCTTGAGTGTCATCAACAGTTATCGCTGGAGTAAGTGAACTACCGTTGTGAGTAAAAACGATAAACTTACCTTTAGTATCGTTAGCTGTCCCACTATGGCTGGCTTCAATCATCGCCAAACCGGTGCCGGAATGATCACCAAAAAGAACGCGAGTTTCTGCGTCACCTTCACCATTCTCATCCGTCGTGTTTTGAAGCAAAAGGTACGCATCTGCTCCAGCCACATGAAGCATGTTAGCAGGGGCATTTGTTCCGATACCAACGTTACCATCGGTGTGAATCCGCATACGCTCTGCGGCGGCATCTGTGCCACTGACCTTGGTCTTGAATTGAATACTCGAAGTGCCCGTACCGTCACCACCACCAGAGGCAAGAATCAAATCACCACCGTTTAGGTCGTTTGCGCCTGTGGTCGTTGAGCCTGCAGAAATGGTCAGAGACTTACCAACAGTAGTTCCTGTGTTGGTTACGGTGCTGATCGTCGTTGCTGTTGTATTTCCGGCAGTGCCCAATGTTGCATCGCCACCAGAAACGATGAGGTCCGTTCCAACGGTTACACCAGCATTAAACAAAGCCGCTCCAGCGTCTGACATATCAAGCGTCAAAGCCGTGATGTCGTCAGTGTCATCCGTGCCTTTAAAAACAATATCAGCATCGCCCGCTTGCGTATCGAGAGTAATGTTACCCGAAGTGGTTGCAATAGTGACTGCGGCGTCACCTGTAGTAATGTCGTCTGCAGCACTTGATCCAGTAGCAACAGCATCAGCAACCCATTTAGCGCCATCATATTTTAAGAACTGACCTGTAGATGGTGAGTCCTGACCAATCTTCGTAACGTGGCCGGAACCATCAAAAGTAATCGCAGCAGTCCCACCGGCCTCTTTGAGTGATCCACCATCGTCGAGAATGATGTCACCAGTGACTTGAACATCGCCAGCAGCCGTTACCTTTTGGGCCTCGTCAATCGTGACCGCAGCAGTCAACGACGAACCGGTATGTGTAGACAAGATCATCTTGCCTTTAGTGTCATCCGATGAGCCGCTATGGCTTACTTCAATCTGCCCAAGAGATGCATTTGCATGATCTTCAAAGATCAGCCTTGACTCACAACCACCATCTGAGTTTTCAGAGGTTGAGTTTTGAATCGTTACATACGGGGCCGTTCCCTTGACTTGCAATTGTGTGCCAGGAGCAGTGTCACCTATACCTACACGATTGTTCGTTTCATCGATGGACAGTGTACCGCTATCGACCTCAAGGTCGGTGACGACAAGTGCTCCCCCGCCACCTGAAAACTTAGAATTGAAGCTTGGCATGAGGCCCCCTTATGTTTTGTCGTGCCAATGAAGTCGTGCTTTTTCAACAACACAAGCTTCACCTGGCTTGATCCAGAGATAACACTTGCCTGTAGTTGTTTGGCCTGATGGTGCAGTAATAAACAACTTGTCCAGTGAGATTACGGTATGAACCGTACCTGAAGTGCCACCTTCAGTAACCGATATGCTTTCTGCTTTGGAAGTCAACGGATCATCACCGGCTGAGTCCCAAGTCAAATACACGTCGAACGTTTTTGTGGCATCAGCCCAAGATGTAAAAACAATATCTAACTGAGAAAACGAACATGAACCCGGCAACGCCTTAGAACGGGCGTCACTTGGGGTTCCTGTTGTCTGCTCGGCAAGTAACGTTGAAGTAAACGCACTTGTCGAACTGATAGATGTTTTTGCTGTATTTGTGACGAAACCTGAAGCCATCACGACCTCCAGATAGCTAGAGGTTCAATATCAAGTAGATGGGTTGACGATGTCTACGACGAACACGTCTGAGCGGCAGGAGTTACCGGCATTAGCAACGCTCCATTCTCCGCTTACTGCAAGAGTTTGCTCTACAGTTGTGTTGAGCGTGAACGATGCTTTCAAAGAGCGCTTCGTGGCTGTCGCAGCAGCGTCGGGATCTTGAAATTCAATCATAGCAACTGCTGTACCAGAAGAGCCAATAGTGCGTACTTGAATAAGGGCATCAATGTAAAAAACATCATTATCTTCTTGATCTACTGCAGTTGTTGCCAGAAGTTCTTCACGACTAGCGAGAGCAGTGGTCGTAGGCCCAAGACTTAAATAAATCTTCAAGGTGTCAGTTGAATTTTGAGCCGTTGTAATTCCCATAGAACGAACGCGAATTGTCGAGCCAGCAACAAGCGTGTTTGCAGGAATCGCCAAAGAATCCAGTGCTGTTTCAGTCGTTGTGTTCGTCAAGGCGGCACTTGCCGCTGTTTTAGTAGCAGCTTGCCCACCGACATACATTTTTGCACCAGCGCCACGGCCATGATCAACCATCATGCCGATACCGTGTTCAAGCGCTCGGCCTGCGGAAAGTTCAGGGATTCTAGACATTATTTACTCCATTGGGGAAGGGGAAGTGTGATTCGTTTTCAACAATAACATGATTAATATACAGAAGAGGTTCTTTATTTTGTTCAGTTTTCTGAGGTTTTTAGTTCTCGTAAATGCTGTTTGATTTTGAAGGACGTATTGGCTTCGTTTTCCAAATCTATATGAACGGGCGATAATCCAATAAGCTTCAATAAGTACAGTGGGTAAAAATCTTTGTATCTCAATTTATAGTTTGTACCATCTGTACCTTGATAACTAAAGTCTTCTCGCATAGCGCGATGAGCCGTTGCTGTATCCAAGTATCCTTTTACCCCTGGTGCTACAGTAGCATCAAATGTGTCTGTGGGGCGTGCCATCGTTACAGGTCGTGGAGGCTCTCCAGGCTTCATAGAAACATCATAGGTGAACTTTCTTGTGGGCTTCACAACGCCAAGCTGCACCAAACCAGGAACACGAGCCAAGAGCGGACGTTCTTTGTCGGCCTGATAATATGCATCGGCCGCTCTCACCATCGCTTCTGTAAGGCCAATATTTGATCGATCTATGGCATCAATTACATCAAGCATACGACCAGTAAACGGAGTCTGCATAAACTCCAATACAAAGTTTGAAACACCGGGATTGGTGGCAATGTAAATACCTCTTCCTGGCATTTCGATGTTTCGAACGTTTACTTTTCTGCCAGTTTTATCGTCAAAAACAAACTTCAACTCACTTTCAGGTAGATGTACAATTCCAAACTTGTCGTGCAATACACCACCGAAAAGGTCATGGTCAAGCTGTACGATAAATGATGGAACCTGATTTGTTGCACGCTCTAAAGCAAATCCACGAGCAGGGTCCAAGCCAGTCGTTGGTTTATATAAGAATTCCAAAAAGTATGGGTTTGCTCTCGACAACAGACCAAATAGTGATTTTTGAGCCTGCTCTTCACCAACAATATTGGGTGTAAAGGGCAGTGCCGAAAAAGCACCAATTATATCCGAAATCAAAGCAAACACATCAGAAGTTGATAAATACGGTATACGCATGGCGTGATCACCGATTTTGAATGGCAAAAATGTCCTTGTTCTATCCCACGGACTTAAAACCCTTTCAGGATCTTCAAGTTCTGTGACCTTTAGCTGGCTCGCTCTGGCAATCTTCAATTGAGTGAGAACACGATCAGGGTTTTCAACTATTGATTTTGCTATCAGTTTTGTCGCTTGTTTGAAGTATGTATAGAAGGCAAAAACCTCACTAATGTAATTTTTCTCCCAATCACTCAAATCTGAATAATCAAGTGCAATTTCTCGCGTTCTTTTGGCCGCTTGTTTTATGTCGGCACCGTTTTCCATTTCTCGCAGCATGATGCGAATACGGAAGTAGCTGTCGATCGCTGTGGCTACTTCTCCAAAAAAACGATTCGATCGCGCAAAAAATCCATCGGGCCTTAATATCATGCCCAAGGTCACAGCACTCAAACCGGCACCACCCGCAGCGCCAGCAACAGCACCCACAGGGCCTCCACCCAAAAGACCAATCATTCCACCAATCGTTCCACCAATTGCGCTACCGCCAACCCAAGGGTTTGCTTGAGTGAAAGCATTCAAAATGCGAGAGTGAATGTTTGTGTTGTTGAGTGTACTTACAAAAGACCCCTTCACACCCTCTTCAATCAATGCGTTGGCCATGCCGTCAGCGGTTAATACTCGACCATCTGGGAGCACATACGGTGCCGTATCAGGCTTGTGTGTGCCATCACCAAAGGTTCGAGCCAAAACACCGGAAACAAAGTTGATTCGCTTTGTGTTGTTATACGAGCCAACAGCATCAGTCATAACGCCAGGAAAGCGTACAAGATCAGCGCCAGCAGCAGCAAGACCTTGACCAAGTTGAACTTGACTTACTGTGCCAAGATAAACGCCCATAAAGTATGGGACCATGGGAACACCGCCGCTACCAATCAACAGTCCCTTGTAGAAATTCTTGGGCAGGGCCGGGAAGTTTTGCGCGTAAATTCGAGCAGCGTCTTTCATTTCTTTGGCTATCGTTACAGATATCTCTGGCTGATCCCCTGTAAGCGCATACTCTACAGTGCCATTTTTTCCGAAGTTGCGTTCAAGACGAAACGATGGCTCTTTGTATATGTCAGCCATGGTTTCTTCTAATCCTTGAATCAAAGATTCTGGTAGAAGGAACGTTTCATCACCCAACTTGAGGACACTGACAGTGCCAAGCTGACGCTTGATTCCCATCTGATCCAGTATTCGAGATGCTTCGTCTTTTGCAGCCTTTTCGAGTTCTCCAAAAACCTTGCTATCTGGATGATTTTTTTGTGATGGAAGCGCCTCAGATATACCGTACAAATCCTCGGGGGCCTTTGCAGGCGCTTGCAATAGTCCTGCTTTTTGTCCTGCTGTTCCGCGTTGAATGATCACTTTGTCTTGGAACGCCAACTCTTGATCAATATAAAACGCTATTCGCTCGATATACTTTTGACGATCCAGGCCTGCCACTTCTCCTAAATCTGCACGCTTAGATATCTGTTCAAATAGTGCCCGCCTGTTTGTGTTGTATCCAGCTTCAGCCAGTTCTTTCGCAAGGCCACGACGCAGTTCCGAAATCTTGCCGAACACCAAAACGTTGGTGAGCAGTGCGATTGTATCAGCGTCTGTTTTTGATGTTTTACCAAGTAGCTTTTTGGCTGCTTTAGGTGACAGTGGAACCAATGATTTCGTGGCGCCCACTTGATACATTTGAATCAAGTCACCTTGATAATATGATTTGTAAATTTTCAGAATATCTTGATTGCTGAAATTCCAATTTACTTTTTGACCCTCAACTCCCATTGCTATTTTGAAGTGGTCCATAGCTGTTTCAAAAACAAAACTGTATTTTTCTAACAAACCATTGTGCAAAACTTGAATCGCATCTGCAGCAATAATTTTCTGCTGGTCTGTTATTCCAGCAGACTTGACACCTTTTTGCTTCAACGTTCGCAACGCAATTAACGACTCACGCTCAAGTCTAGTCATCCCATGATAACCATCAAGTATGTCCTGAATATCATTTAAGTTATTCAAAATGTAATCTATATCTAAAACACCACTTTTACTTGTAATTACGTCCGGAATAATGCGAGCCGGAACTCCAGTTTTTTGTTGTGCTGCTTTTTGCTTCGTTAGCGCATCAGCATCCATCCCGGTTCGCAATTTCGTAAACACATCAACAATTTGAAACAGCTTGTCTACTTTTGCCAGCGGTACAAGCGGCACGAGTAACGAAATTTGATCCTGATAAAAATCAATAAAATACTCAGCGCCGTTTCGTTTTGCAGACTCAATAGCGTTGACGAGATCCTCATTCACCTTGCCCGTCATTCGAATGTGTTTTTCGATCACTTCGACAAGGTCAGGGTTTGCATTTTCCCTGTTGAATCTGAGTTCTTTGCGAGAAAACTTGTCTACCAGTTTTTTAATTTCTGAGCCCAACTCTTTAGTCAACTCAGTAGATTCGAAAAGTATGCCCAACTTTCTTACGAAACCAGGGTGAACATCGCCCCTGCGAATCCTATTCAACGGCCCCGCTTCAATGTCTTGCATGACCTTGTGAACTAAGTCGTACTCAGCGACGGACATAATCCTCAAATTTGCTTCAGGATCTAACAATCCCTTCGGCAAAATATCGGATGCAGGCTGTTGGGATATTTCTTGAATGATCGTCCTCATGCCTGCAATCTGTCGATCAGATAGCGTAAAAAACTCGGTTTCACGTATTTGCTGGTCTACCAAGACTTTTGGACCTGGAGAGTTGATGCGTTGCCGCTCATCAAATGCGGCCAAGTCATCCGGTCGAACAAGCGGTGAAAGGTTACTGCGATCTACATTTCCATCTTGACCTCTCTGAGCCAAGAATTTCGCTTTCGTATCTGGAAAGTCGCCTAAGTTTTCGATCAGTCGCTTTTTGACGTTCTCCAAAATCTGAACAGCCCTGGATACTGGAACAATGTATCGGCCTGTACCCACGGTTGTTGTCTTTGCACGCTTTAGCGTGCTGCGGAACCTGTCAGTTTTGATGTATGCAATTGTTTTGATGAGAACATCGATGGCATCATCTGTTGTGTCGGCGTAAACTCTCCGTGGAATACGCACGGTTTGACCTGTGGTGGGGTCAACATCAGCATCAACACGAGTGATGAATTTATCACCAAGGTATTGATGAATCACTTCTGGGTTCATTGACGGCTGTTTGGCAGATTCTTCTCGTGCAAATCTAGCAGGTTTGCTGTCGAGTACTTGCCGTCTTGCGTCTGCATTTACGAAAATTGCGTATGGTCGTTTTCTAACCACGCTTGCGGTTAGCGCATCGATGTTCCTGCGATCAGATGGCAATGTACCAAATTCAAGATCCCAATATTGCCGAACTGACTTTGGCAGTAACCCTGGTTTATTTCTGAGTTTGCTCCAGAAGTTGTGCAAACCAATGTACAACTCATCAAACATTCTACGCAGAAATCCGTTTTTTGCATCCTTGGTGCGTCTGTACAGCCTCCAAGCTTCAGCAAACTGCTCATGACCAACATCGGTCAGGCGTTTTTTACCCTGATTGTTGACGGTGTGATCAAACAAACCAAATAGCTTTTGGTTGAAATTATCACCCATGAGCGTGGCCATGAAGTGACCGTTCTCATGCCAGAGCGCATCAACATCGCCCGCAGTAAACAAGTTGATGATTGATTGTCGGGTGTTTGAATCATATTCGAAGTAACCCAAAGGTATGTCTTTTTTACGAGCAAATCGAATATCTGGGTCTGCCGCTGTATCTTCGAGCGTCAAGACAATGCGACCACCGTCCGCATCGGTTGTGCGTGTTGTTCCCTCGGGCATGTCTCCCATAAACCGCGCTGTTGGGCCTGCCGATCGATTCCGTGTAACGTTGAGGTTGCGAATTACCTCTACAGCGCTTCCAAATTGCGTATCTACAGCATCGGAGATTTTAAATGCTTGAAACTCAATTAGGGCCATAAATCGCTGTGCATCACCCACATCGATTAGTTTGTCATTCACCAGACCTTGTACTTGTCGTTGTATTTTTCTGTACTCTGGAGATGAACGAAAAACACGAACTTCGCTGACACCCAAGTCGTTGATTACTTCTTTCGAAAGCTTGCGAATTGATTGAATATCGCCTGATGATAGTACGTCAGCAGCAATATATTTATCTGGGTCACGGTCAGCTAACAGTAAAACGCGTTTTAGTATTTCTCGTTCAGCTACTGTTAGATCATTTGTAAGGATCTTGCCTTTGTTTTTTCGTTGTCGTAATCCAGCTTGTATCAATGAGTTTATTCGTACGAGTGAATCTGAAGATTTTGTTTCAACAACACCATCAAATAACTTTTGTTTTGCAAGCTGATATCGAATACTTGGAGATCCTTGACCTTTTAAAATTTGAGTGACTGCGCCAGGAGTATTCGCTGCCGTTCTGAAACCCATGCCACCAGCTTTAAATAGACGCTTCTCCATGTTGAGAAACATGTCTAAAAACATACCTAAATTTTGTAACAGGTTGTACTCAATGTCATCTGGCGAATACCCCAACGCGGTTGCGACCTCCGCAAATCCAACTTGGAATCCACCGAGTGCTGCCATCATTCTTGCGTCAAATCTAGTAATGAAATCATCGTCTGGATCACGAATACCCAAGCGAAGCATTTTGTCTAAACCAGCCGGTGTTGGTGCATAAATGCCGTTTGGTAATCCAAGATTTTTCAACAATGAAGCCAAAATCGCGTCTGTTCCTGCAAGCTGAGTAATCCAGTTGTCCGTCAAGCTATACTCAACCTCTGCTGCTCCAGTGGTTACCGCACCAGCCCAATTCAATACTTCGCCAATCATAGATCGCTTAAAAAACGTTCCGTACTTTGGATCATCAACGCGATCTGTCATTACGTCAAATGCTGCACGAGTTGTTCTTCGAGCACCAATTTCACCTGTTTCTTCTTCTTGAAATTTCAATAGCGATAAACCCCACCCATCCAACTCTTTTTGTGAAGGTATTGTTGCTTCTAAAATTTCTTCAAAAAGGTACTGTGTTGCAAATGTACGGAACGGAATAGCATTCAAAAGACTTTGAATCTTATCGTCTTCAACGCCCTGGTGAACACTCTGAATCGCAGTGACCAATACAGGATCAATATCCATCTGTAATATCGGATGATCCTGTGGTACTAAAATAGCAACTTGCTTGAATAGATTCAGATCAGGCTGCTCTTTCATCAGCGACGGGTGTAGGTCGTTGTATGAGAGTTGTAGAAAAGACTCTTGTATTCTTTCATCTTTTTCTTCGTCAGAAATACGACCATATTTGAACGCTTCGTATACAACCAACAAGCTATCGTCAGCAGGAGATGGTTTTAAGTTACGAGATTTTACGTCCAAGTCATACTTGGTTTGAACCATCATGTCTTGACGGACACGTGATCGAGCCTCTTGATATTCGGGGTCATTTAATACTTGTGCTCGAATGTCTTTTAAATCGAGCAGAAACTGATCCTGCATCGGAGATTTCTGAAACAAAGCATTCAATGTAGCAAAAGGATGCTTTGGAACCATGCCAGGAATTTTTGGTAGTTCGAATGTTTCGGGCTTGAAATCAATGTCTTCACTCGACTGAGTTTTCAACATCTCTTCATGCGCTTCGAGAGATTCTTTTGTCTTTTGTTGTAAATCTTTAAAGTCTACGATGCCGTGTCTATCGAGAAGCTTTACCGCATCTTTAACGCCCAAAACATCGGCAGTTTCAACAATATTTGTCACCATTGCATCACGAGCCTGGTCGGACAAAATTGTGTAGAGGTCAGCAAAATCGTCGCCTAATCCAAAGTTAACCCAACCCCTTTTTGCGAGATCAAGCAAATGGTCTGTTTTGCTATATTCGCCGGGAACATCTGCAAGCCCACCAATACCGAGCGCTCCGATTCCGCCTACGCCCGTCATGCTGATTCCACCCAGTAGTGCGCCCGCAACACCACCGCCAAGGGCGATTACTGGTCCGGCTGCTGCGGTCGCAAGATAACCCTTGTAAAAACCATACCCAACACCAGCGGCACCCGTAGCGATCGAAATACCTTTTAGACGGTCATTGGTGACCTTCACCCCAAACAATTCTTTATCTTGGGCTTCAGTGATGATTTCACCCTTTTCGTCGGTGATACCCATTGCTGCAGTGTCTTTGACTGGAATGTTCAACGACTGAGGTATAGGTTCAGCCAAAACACTATAGGCGCGGTTGTAAAGGCTTTTACCCTGACTTTTGCGGGCCTCTGCAGCGGCAGCTTGGTAGGTAGGTATTGTACCAAAACGTGGGTGAACACGAGAAAAAGCAGAGACATAGCTACTGCCAATGTATTTTGAAAGCAATCCTTCATCCGGCAGATCACCAACTACAACACCTCTTTCACCAAGCGTGTCGTTTACTCTTTTTTCAAGCGCCTCTTTGTCTAAAGGGTTCGACTCAAACCACTCTTCAACCGCATCAGCACCCCTCATTTTTACCTCTACAGGTATGTTGAAGTCTTTATTGATGTAGTCGTTTCTGAGTTGTATTCTGTATTCATTAAATACAGCGTTCTTTTCGTCTAATAACTCAAGTGGCGGCTCTACTCGTTGTTGGAAACGCTCTACAGCCTCATCGTCTGCAATTTCACCTTCATCAATTGAATCCTCTTCATCAGAATCAGATTCTAAATTTTCTTCAAGGTTTTCAAGATCAACGTCTTCAAGGTCTTTTTCATCTTGAATTGCCACGATTAAACCACCTTATATTTTATTGAGCGCGTTTTACTGCTGGAACTTCCAATCCAAGGCGTTTAGCCAACTCAGGAATATTGTCGATTGTAATGCCTTCCTGACCTTTTAGGCTAAAGTTTTTGAATACATCTGGATATTCTGCAAAAGGATCAGACGGAAGATATTTACCATCTGTTCCAGGCACGGACTTGCCTGACTCGTTTGCTACGTGTACCTCGAAGTGCAAGTGTGCCGCCTTTGAGCCGCCTGTATTACCGGCAGCGCCGATAACATCTCCTGCCTTCACTCGATCTCCCGGTGAAAGCTTGGCATCACTCAGATGCATAGACTTCGTTATGCGACCATCGTCGTGCAGAATGTAGACGTACTTACCGGGTCCAGTCCCGATATATTCTCCGTCTTCATTTTTTCTGTTTGCTGTATGGCGACCACCAAGAGTTTCATCGTTGTTTGAAGCAATCACGATGCCGTCAGCAATAGCGAATACGTCGTCACCTTCGAATGCTCTGAGATCAACACCCTCGTGGGCAATGCCTGATCTTTCTGTAGCGGCATCCGTTACCAATCCCCCATCGCGCGTAACGGGGGGTTTGTTTACTGCGACGGCTTTGACTGGTGTAGGAGCCGCTGGTTTTTCAAATCTCTTATTGATCTCGTCGTACAGCCTTCTATTGAAGCCTGGAGAAGCAAATCGGCCAAACTGTCTTGCAATCGTGTTAGCGCCGTCAATCGCATCATCGTATTGAATTGTTTTGTTTTCGACTTGAGTCAACAAATCTTGTGTAGCGCCAAGCATTGCCCTTCTTGATCTGGCTTGTACAGCAGGATCAGGTCCAGGGGGTACTGATATTCGTGGGACATTGCCAACAGGCAGGTCAGCTTGTACATCTGCTAAAGTTTGCTCGGGGCTACGCAAATCACGGTCGTATTGGTCTGTGAGATAATCAGGGTCTCCCTCGAAAGCCCTTTGATCATTTTGAATCGAATCACGTGATTCGGCCCTGCTAATAAGTTCATCATCAGAGGCGACTTGCTCTGGAGTTGGATCATAAGACTCAGGTGTCACCATATAATCAGGCGCATCAGCTTGAGCGATCATTCGAGTATCTGACTCCAGTTGATCCGGTGGCATTTCGCTTTCATCGACTGTTTCACCAATAGGAGCAATCGTTTCAACCGGCGTAACGGTTGATCCAGCAGACGCTGTAAAGGTTGTTCCCGTAGGAACGCCTTGTGGTGTAGGCGTTCTTCCTGAAGGAACGTTTGCCTCTACAATTGACTCTGCAGGTAGTGGTGGTGGAGTTGGTGGTGGAGTTGGATCACCCATAATGTTTGACCCTTCGAACCCCTCGGGCAAAGTGTCAATTTGGCCTTCCGTGTGTCTGGTTCTCGATCCTGCACTTGGGGACAATCCTGCCATTAATGTGTCGCGCTTTTCAGCTTCCGTCATTTGCTGACGACGATCCTCATTTCGAGCCAGTCGTGTAGCCTCTTCTGGCTCTCTAATAGAAGCAATTTGCTCAAGAACACGATCGTCTAAATCAGTAGTATCGTCTGGGAATCGTTCACCAAATTCGCCCGCAAACTTACGAAGCCTTCCCGCAGCCAAGCGGTCATCTTGTTCACGTTTTCTTTCTTCAAACTGCCGATACTTACGACTACCAGGACGAAACGGGTTTCCAAACGGGTTTTCAACCAACAACCGAGGATCGTCTCGTGGTGGCTCATCTGCTTCAGGCGTCACTGGTGGTGTAGGTGGCGTCTCTTGTATTGGACGCTGTGGTGCAGGGCTTGCCCTACGCACCCTTCCCCCATAGTCATCATCCATAGCGGCCACAAATCGATCTATAGACTCGTATCGTCCGTATTTGTTGGTATCGAAAAAATCGGGGCGCTCTCGTTGAGACAAGGTCTTTGCTCTCTCGAAAACATCGATAAGGTCCGATCGACTTGCGTTTCCTTCGCTGATCATATCCATGGTGTTGTTAAAGTCTGTTGCAATCGATCCGACAGGAAATCTTTTACCTGTCACACTGAAACCTTCTCCAAGTGAATCAGGATGATCCAAAAAATCAACCATATCTGATGTCGATGCCAATGCTTCTCGGTTGGGATCTAATGATACGTCTGCAATGTACTCCCCGATTGTTTGAGTTGTGATTGCAGAGTCATCAAGGCTTGGTAGGGCGTTAACCATGATCTGTCGCCGGCCTTCTGGCGTATCTGTTTTGCCTTCTTGCGGCTGCGTGTACTCGTAAGCAGCCAAAACAAACGGCTGTGGAAAAAAGCTTTTGATGTCTTCCGGCAATCTAAAAAAGCCTTCTACAACATCTTCCAACTCAGCATCTGCAGCGAATTGATCTTCGTTTGTGGCCGAGTTTGCTCTGTTGATTGCGTTTGTCATCCTATTAATAACTGCCGGAATGATCGGAACGCCCGTAGAGGCAGTTTCCTCTTGCTCTGGAATGTCCTCAACGGGCTCTGGAGCAGCCTCGGGCTCTGGAGCAGCCTCGGGCTCTGGAGCAGCCTCGGGCTCTGGAGCAGCCTCGGGTGCCGCTACATCGTCAAACATACCCACAGCCTCTCTGAAGCCCGTTACACGCAAAATGGGGTGGTCCAGCAGCGCCAACTCTTGTCTATTCAGCCTACGACTCTTTGCGAAAGCATTGACCGCATCTTTCCGTCGCGTTTCCAATTGCTTCCGACGATTTTCCAGCCTCCTTTCAGCACGTGTTTCGCGGTCTGACTGGACCTCCGTACCGCGACCAAGATCAGCAAGAATTGAATATGACTTAGACTCGCCTGGACCCAAGGCCATCTTTTTAGCAGCTTCGGCCTGCACATCTGGTGGGGCAGACTCATCCACTCTGATTTCATTGTTTTCATCAATGATGTATCCGCCAGGGACCACCTGATTCAAAAATGCTTGCTTTTCCTCGATCGAATCGTTTTCTGCCGGAATGTCAATAGATGCACCGACACCCAAGTCTTCTTCAATACGATCAAAAATCGCATCTTCGAGCAATTTTATCTTCGCCTCTAATTCAGGATCGCTCTCAAATTTGTACGTTTTTCCAAGGTATTTTTGCTGGAGTTCAGGGCTATCGAAAACCTCATTCAAAAAATCTTCATCTAAATTTTGATTTTGATCGACTTTGATGATCGGGAATCTTTCTGCTAACCCTGAAGGGTCAACAGGTTGACCGACAGGCTCGCCATAAATTTGACTCAATGTATTAGCCGTTTCCGCCTTGATTCTCGTTTCGATTAAATTGTATAGTGGAAAATCTTTCGTTTCTTGTAGCACTTTTTGAAAAATCAAAAACTTAGCGATATCTATAGATTTGTCATTTATACCATTCAAAGAGTTTATAAAGATATCTAACTCTTTGCCTACCTTAGCTTCTTCCTCAAAAGAAGACAGTAATTTTGTATTAGAAACTAGTTGATCGACATAACCATTAACTTCTGTACTTTGAGACAAAGCGTGTGCGGAATTGTTTTTATCGATCAAATCCTTTAAATCTTTTTCTATTTCACGTTTATCTTTTTCGATTAGCTTATCGTTTCTTGCTCGATCTTTTTTCAAGTTACTTAACAAAGACGGCAAACGATCAAATCCCACTCTTGACCTTGAACTGGATCGAGTCATTCCCTGACGAGCCAAGAGACGATCAATGTATTGAATCTCTCTATCCAGCTTATCTACGGTGGTTTTTACCTGCTGAAAATCTTGCTCGTATGACTTCATCTGCGTCGATGCAGACGACCTAAATGATTCATTAAATTTTTGTGTCCAACTCAAATCGGCCATGATTGTCTCGCTACTTGCTTAGGTAAAAAATCAACAGCTTGTCACCACTTGTTGCAGTACCACCTGTGTTGTCGATTGTATCCGATGTCTTAATAGAAAACTCAGTACTTAGGTCTGTTAAAATACCAGAAGTGCCGTCTTGTTCAAACACTCCAATCAATTCATCTTGAATGGTAAGACCAGACACAGTGTGATTCCCTGCGGCACCGCCATTAATCAATGCAATCTTAATCGGATTTGTTATTTTGGCACCCGTGATCGCTCCATTCTCAATCATTGATGAGTCGACAAAGCCGGACCCAAACAACCCTCGAAGACCACTCGCAGCGGTAAACGTTGACTTGCCGATCACTTGCAACAAAAACGATGCCGTGAACGAACTTGCAGCAAACGCACGTGAAACAAGCGTCGAGTCAAACAAGTTATCGTCGAAGTTTTCGGACCTTAAATTGGTAGTTCGAAACGCACCCCTCGCGATGTTTTGTATTTTTTTGGGGGTTACGGGCGGTTCGGTTGGAGACGTAGTTTCTCTTGGCACGTATCGGCCATTGCGCCAAGGCATCGTAGCCCCCTATTGTGTGTATCTAGGCATATATCTAGGCATGTAAGGCAGCGGGTTCTGCAGAGCCATTTTTTCGCGCTGTTTTGCTGCTTCTGCTGCACGTAGATTCTGCAACTCTTGGGCAGTTTCACCAAATTTAGTTTTTACTTCTTGTTGCTTTTCACCAAGTTTTACCTCGCGTTTTAGTTGCCGACCAGCGCGATCGAATGTTGCGTCTGCTTGTGCGCCCTCTTGGGTGAGACCCTTAGCCATCAAGTCCTTAACATTCTCATCTTTTTTCTCGATTCGTTCACCAAGTTGAGTCGAGCGCTTGGCTTGACGCCTAGCCGTGTCCTCAAGCTTACGCTCATACGTTTTAGGTTTCAACGCAGCAGCGCCCTTGAACGCCGAACCAACGATATTTCCAGCAAGGTTAATTCTGGCAAGCTTTTGCCCAAGTTTCTTTTCGGCCCTTTCATCTTCGATGGCTGACATTTCAGCAGCACGCTGTTGTCGTTCTGCAGCCCTATCTTTCATAGCTTGGGTCTCTGCTCTCATTCTTGCGCCCTGAACCTGTTGTTCAGTTCCGGCGAGACCTTGAAGTAGTCCCGCAGCCTTTGTGGGGTCTACTCTTGACGGCAACTCTCGCACGATTTGTTGTTGACGGGCTGAAGCCTCTCCCGCAGCCGCTTCGACAAACGCCGCTCTACGCCGCTCTTCATCGGGATCGAGACCAGCACGAAGATCGCGATACCGAGCCGCTTGACCGGGATCGGGTGCAAACCGTGCTCTATCGCCAAGATAGCCAAAAAGAGACTCAGCAACGTCACCACCGAAACCCAATGCAATTCTTTTGCGATCGATTCCTTCAGTGTACAAAGACTGCTGCAATAGCGCTTCTCGTTCTTTTTCTGTCATTGTCTTCTCCTACGCCGAAAATGGTCTACCGTATGTGCTGGCCATGTATTGATCATAAGGGGTTCCAGGCCCACCGCTCATCGACGATTGCAATAATTGATCTGCAGAAGCCATGCTTGGGCCTCTCGCCTCAGAACTCTCTTTGATGGCCCTGTTGCGCGCCTCTCTGGCTTGTGCGTCTTCTCTACGCTGCGCAACCTCTGCAGCAACCTGAGCCTTTCTTGCCCTTTCTCGCTGCTTTCTGGCTCTCTTTTTGGCCTCTTTTTCAGCGTCTTTTTGGACCTTGTTTTGCATCAGACCAAGAGTCAGTCCTACAGCCGCTCCAACACCCGCACCAATGGGTCCAAGCGCTGCGCCAGCAGCAGCCATTGATGCTGTGCTTGCTCCAACTGTAAGGGCATCATCTACGGCCATCGAATCTCCTTGCTTCTATATTACTTGTATATCACGTCAACTACAAGATTGCGGGCATCAACATAAACGTGCCTGGTACCCCTAACTTCTGGTGCAGGAAGCCTATACAAACATCGAACCGAAATTTTGTTTTCACCTTCAGTAAGTTTAAAATCATAAGCACTCGGATCGCTGCCCGTCATTAAAGTTGCAATGATTGAATGATTCATCCTCCTGCATCTGTATCGTCCACCCCCGGTGCCGAAAATCCTTCTCTCCGTGCCGTTTACATATCTTGGTCCATTACCATCCATCCGATCCAAAAAAAGAGCAAATATAGCGACATATGTACCAGCCTGAGTTGCTCTATCGAAACCCGAAAGCGATTCCATTTTATTGCCTTCGCCAGTGGCTCGACCTTCTCTTAAAATTTGGCTTCTTGGATCACCCACCTTTCCGCCCTTTTCGTGTGCATGAAAACTGGCGCATACAAAAGTTGTTCGGGGTATCTCTCCTGGTGGAACGTAAACAGTTGTAGATAAACCCTCGATCGGTTGCCAAGCGTTTACATCGGCAAAAAGATCAATATCGTCGATAAATCTACCCTGAACGCTACCAATCCCCTCGTGTCGATAGTATCGATTAAGTTTATTGTTACTCCTTGACCTGTAATAAGTGTCAGACGACACACCTAAAACATGGGGGCTGGGTGATCCGTAAAACTCGGGCTTAAAAATATGAGATGCTTGTATTACCGCCTTTTTATCCGATGCTCCGTCACCAGTTGCGCCAATCTTATTCTCAAAATCATTTCGTGAAAATCCCCTGTTCAAATCGAAAGACGTTTGAGAATTTAAAAGTTCTAGTTCACTAGACAATAAAATATCGCCCGTGCTTTTAAACGGGAAAAATCTGAGTGGCATTTATTTCCTCAAAGTAAGACTAGACATTTGAATATTTCTTATTCGAATAGGACGATAAATAACCCTACCACAACCTCTCGAATAATGTTCAAGGTCATATCCAACGTCACCAGAATCGGATTCACCAGGGTATTCTGGACCCAAAAATGAAGGTATAAAATAGCCTCCGCCGATACAAAAATGTAAACTACCAAATTGTTTAACACCACCTACTGTTGTCTCTGTAAAAAGAGAACGATCAACTTCATCATAGTTCAAAACAAACGCTGCCGAATACGAATATCGTGAGGTGAAACGCATGTGTTGATTTCCAATGACTTCGTAACTTTCCGAGCCCGTAGGCATTCCCAAGGCATCAGCCGGCTCCATGGTAAAAAGATCAGGTCGGTTATCCTTATTACGATGACCCACCGGACCCGTGTATCCAAAATCAATCATTTTGGTGTTCATAAACAATCCGCCACCTGAATCGCTTGGAATTTTTGACGTAAAAGCCAAAGAAAAAAGACCTTTGGTTCCATTGCAATATTGCCAAGTACTTTTGGCACCCGGTGAATCATCAAATGTATAAAATAATCCTAATTTAGCAGTAGCTGGTTCACCTGGAAAAAATGTTCGTGCACCATAGTCCCACACTGTTATATCGCAAGATAATCTTGCAACAACTTTTGTTCCGTCATCTTTAAATATCGTATCGGCATTTAAGAGCGATCCTGATACATAATGTTCTTCTGAAATAATAACTGGATCACGATTTATATCTGGCTGCGAAGAACTGGGTGCAGGAAAGTCTTGAGACGAACTCTGCACTTTAAAACCTTTACTATCTGCAAAAATAGTGCTCGGTACTTTATTTCTATTTATACCTTCTTCAGCGATATTTTCTGAATCAATTTTGAATTGTTTTATTTGATGATGAAAGTGTTCGTTCCAAACATTCGCATCTAATTGGTCACCAGAAACTATATTTGGTAATTTTAATTTACTCATTACCTCTTCCTATATTGCACCAAAAGATGTCGATCTAAAATGGTACATTCTATACCTTTATCCAAATCGGTGTGGTCTCCTTTTGCCACCAAAAATTCATCAATATCTTCAAGCTTCAACCCTTGCGCTTCATATTCTGGCAGTGGGGAAGGGTGAACATCAGATGAAATAGTTTGAAAAGAAAACAATTCTCCACGTAATCCAGACTTATCTCTTGCTCCGACACCACATCGGCTGGTTTTGAGTTCAACAGCAGTATACGCACGAACCTCTGCATCAACTTTATTTTTACCAGCAGTCAAGGGCACGGCACCGCAAAGGTAAACGGTGTTTTTCCAGTTACCATTGAACATTGGCCCAGACTCCGCAACCAAATTTCCATTGACTACGATTCGAAATTGAACGCAATAAAAATCTACAGGGACATCTGAAAATTGCCCCAAGGGGAAATTCATTTCGATAAAGCCAGAGGCTGAAGCCCCGTCTGTGCCCCGTAAAGGTGTGTCGAACCTACCCCCGTGAGAGTTGGGATTGTGCTGATGATCCCTATATTCGCCACTTACTCCCATCCATCCACCTGCGGGAAGTTTTAGATTAGCTAAACCTGTTCCGGCCTCTAAATGCTTATCGCCCACTGCATCTTCAGACAGCAAATAGGACATGTGTAAGTCTCTGGCCATTTCCACATCGGTAATCCCTGTGCCTCGCCAATGAAAACATGCATTAAAATCTATGATTGCCCAACCGTCTGTTTCAGCATCGATTTCTACGCCAGCAAGTTGATGATTGTCAGCATCGCGTTTTACATATGCGCTTGTGGTGTGTGGGCATTGAAAATGTTCAAACGCGCCAGAAAACGGTGGTTGAGAAAAGCTAAATACCTCATGAAAAGCACCCTCCTTGAAGCTTTCTTTGTGAGGAATATCTTTCAAATTATCTGAGTCTATATTTCCATTGCATTCATTAAATATTTGACCAATGCTTTCGAGTGTATCATCTGGATTGATCACTTCACCTGATCTAGCAACCTTATTCGGAAACTTAATGGCCATAATTATCTTTTTTCCGATACCAAAACATCTGTTAATGGTCTAATGTTTCTTTGATCGCCCACCTTGGCATCTACACTGTAACCAACAATCATCATTCTTTGGGTTTCGTCTGTAACGTCCGAGTCTTGAGTAAATTGAATAGCAAGTTCAGTAGTCAATGATTCGTGCATATGACTTACATCATATCGTATGACAATAGGTCGATGAAATCCCCAACGATCCGAACCAAACGTAGCTTTATCATACACTGGTAACGGCTCGGTAAGCTGTTGCTGTGTTCTGCCTTTGTTTTTTTCTAATGATACAACTTCGGATCTATTTATTTTGAAGTTTACGTCTGTCTCATTGTCCCCATACGCGACGGCGTACAAATTAATATATGCAACTTGAATGCCTGAGTACACGCTGCCGAATGAAAGGGGGCTAGTTTCGTAAAATGGTAGATCAACTGTACGAGTAAAGTCGAAATCTTTACGATCCGGCCCTTTAGGGCTTGAAGCCCCAAATCCATACTTACTTTTGAAAAAATTACTAAAGACATTGATACCAGGCTTTTCTGGATCATTGCTACCGAAGTACAAGTACGATCGCGCATCCGTCGTTTCAACAGCACACTGCATTGGATAATTTTCTCGAAAACTCCACGCACCAACCTCATAATGCCAAACCAAAAGTAAATTATTCACATTTCCATTGGTCGGAACACACAAGAAATACTCTTTGTTGGCTCTGTTAATGACGCCTACCGCTGCACGAGCACCCACATAGTCTATTCTTTTCGTAAGATTTTTAATGGGTGTGCTCAATTCTACAATCGAGGTAGCACTACCCGTGTTCTCAAGGGCACCCTTGAGCACATAAACACCATCTTGTGATAAGAATACGAGGCCGGTTCCTGGTACGTCTTGGATTGATCTGGGTGCTACACAGCCGATGTCACGGTTCAGCGTCTGAGCGTAAAATCCGTTTCTTGGATCACCTTTAATTAGGTACACTCCGCGTGTTTTGAATACGACTAAAGCATTTGTCGAGGCGTACATGCCCGTGATTTGTCCAGAGTCAGAATCTCCAATATCAAACAGGTTGTCTCTGGGGAAAACTTCCGGCATTCCCTCTGCGCTGTATTTGATCAAGTTGTTGGGCATTCCCGACACGAACACCGTGTTTTTAAATGAGGTGATAAACTTGGCCTGTGTCGGAAAAAATCCAAAGTCTTCTGGATCGGTCAATACGCCAAGATTCGAATCACTGATTCCATCCTCAATTGCTGTAGAGTCGTTGTCTTGTACTTCTTTTAAAAAATGGAAATTACGACCTGACTCTGGAGTGATTGGATTACCGTCATCATCGAAAATATCTCTCGTCCTGTAGAGTCGTCTCGCCACTACATTTTCACCCCCAATGGGGATATTGACTTGAGTAAACCTACGCTTACCGTTTGCACACTCAAAACTACAAATGTCGCTTGGATCAGACATCGGGCTTTCTTGGCCCCGGCTGTTAACGAACGTGACCCTGTATTGATAAGCACAAAGCTTTCCGTCTACATATTTTGAACCGTCATCTGCTTTATCGCCTGAAGTTATTTTCTTTTTTACTTTCTGACCGGTCGGACGCAAACTACCCAACCCCTGACCTTTTTCACGGGTGCCTAAAAAATATTGTGTGTCATCGCCAAAATCTCCACCTTCATCAACAAATTGATTGTGGTAGGTCCTATAAACAACACTGGCATCAGGCTTTGCTGGCTTTTCGAAAAAGCCTGCCCTCGTCACGACTCTGCCGTCATAAACGATTGGAGCATCAATACCATTTACCAAATACAAACGACCACCAAAAGTAATGCTCTGAGTGCTTACTTCAGATGTTGGTGGCACGTATCTTGGGTTTCCTTCGGGGCCTATCTCCACACCGTTTATGTCTTTTAAAACAACAATCGGACCAGCATCTGTATGAATCCTGTTGGTTTTAAGTGTTGCTAACCGCCCTTTGGAGTCTTCGAATATAACGTCTCTGGTTTTCCCATTGTGTCTGGAAAAATAGTGAATCGAGTGGATCGTGCCAGAACCAAACCAATCGTATCCATCGTAAGTGATGCAGTCATAGGCTCCAGCAGTTTTCCATCCATCGTAATTGTCCCAAGACATCTCTTTGATTACAGCCGCAGAGTCAGCCGAAACTCTCCACCGATTGTCCATGCCTCGTAAGCGGGCAACTTCAAATGTTTGGGTTTTCATAGTTTACTCGGCCTTGCTTGGTATTCCGAAACGCTCCCGATCCGCCATAGCGCGATCGAACCCTCTTCGTACATACATTCTATCGGTTCGACTCAAATATTTAGCCTTCATAGCTTCGAGCATTTCATCTGCACGACGTTCATACAACGAACTATGGTTGAGCATACCATGCTGCATACAAATGTCTCTGAGAGCCGCATATACAAGGTAGTGATGATATTGCGGTGGCCACTCTGGTGCATCAGAATCTTTTACGAGCCTATAGGGTCGCTTGTGATATCTCACCTCAACCACGTAATCGCTTTTCGGGGTGTTCCAAAAACGAAGATACTGACGTGGTCCTGATTCGTTTAATCTATCGAGGCGGAAGGTGTCTCCAGCCGGGTCAATGAAAGAGTCGCCAGGGTCTCCACTGTCTAAAGGATCTTCTGCTGTCGTATCACCAATAATTTCTCTGCCCTTATCGACATATTCGGTCTCAAGTGAGGCAAGTGTTGCGACATGTCTCCAGGCTCCAGCACCCATAACGTAATCAGCAGCAGACGGGTGAGACAAGTATTCATCGCTAAAGACAATTCTACGGTACAACTTTTTCATTCTACCGTTATTGTCGGTGCTGCCCAAAGCATGCGACACTGTTCGCATAATTCGACGAAGACTGACTGTAAGGCCTGAAGTGCCATCACCCTCGATTCTTATATCAGTAGGTGAAAAATTTTTGGATGGTACGGGTCCAATTTGGCTCGGATCTAAATCAACAGCAACAACCTCAGACGGTGGCCCCTCCATTCCGGCATAGATGAATGTATAGCAATACTCGATTCGATATGGAGCAATAACCCTCGGAAGAAATCCTTCCTCTTTTATCACATTGAAAATTGTTGGAGGATAATCAGGCGACTGAATATTATCGTGCATTTCTTCAACAGAAACAAAAGGGTTCCCGGTATCGGATCGATCGAGATACAAGTTTTCTTCTTTTCTTGCATCCAAAAACATGAACCGGCCTTCATTTGGGGCGGTCATTGTTGTTGTGGTGGAGTCGCTTTGAAAACTCAAAGTTTCTTTTGTAGTGATGCCGCGATCCATGATGCCCAAAACCTCGATGCAATCACGGGGCATTGGGTATTTTACAAATTCAATTTTCCAAGTAGTAAGTTCGCCCGATGGAAAAATATCGTCGACCAAAAATCTACGTGAATCAATAAACGCTGTGATTTGATATGTGGCACCATCGTCAGTATTTACGAGCGTCTTGCCCACTATATCTGGTGGCAAATTGATAACTCCAGCACCGGTAGTAGATGGCAATGTCACCAAGTGGGTACCATCACCCGTTAGCTTGCTGGTGCTGTCTCCGGTGATATCTGCGCGAAGCTGCAACAGTTTGCGATTTTGCATAAACAGCCACTGGTACTGGCTCGATATCTGAAGGTAGTGACGGTTGACTACACGAGCAATATTGTCGCTGTATTGCTTCAAATCAGGGTTGTAGTCCAACGCGGAATTGATTTCTTCGCGGATTTCTTTGAGATTCACGTCAGGCTCCAGTAAAAGAAAACGGCTGCTGAGATAGTATACCCCAGCAGCCGTGAATGGACCGAGGTCCGGTAGCGAATAAGTCTTAGTAAAGACCCTGATCAATGATCATGACGGCGGCAACATTTGTGGTTGCTGAGTCATCAGACAAAGCGATTCCACACATCTGGAAAGTTGCAGCCACAGCAAGGTCTGCACGACCAGCAACGCTGATCGGTCCCGCAAGACCAAGTCCAACATCACAGTCGGCATGAACATTTGCTGTGTCAAACTTGCCAGCAGTTTGAACTCGCACAAGGGCTCCATCAGCAACGGTCTCAGTAGCGATTCCGAAAACACCACTGTTACCATTCGTGCCTACGGCAGCAGCCTTCTTACAGGCTGTTCCAAGAACACCCTTTGTTGTGCTGTTGCTTACTGCAACCCAATCGCCCGCAGTGATTGCTCCGTCAGCGAACAATTCTACGAACTTTTTAGGAAAATGATTGTCGCCATCGACGCCATCACGCTTGAAAATTGCCATGTTGTCCTCCCTCTTTTGACTATATGGCTATGAAATAGGATGGGGATCAACACGACCCCCACCCAATCAGGATGACTTAGAAGGTTTCCAAGTCGAATGCTACACCGCTGGAACCAAGGTGCTTGGCGATCAGTTGACCACGGCACCGAAGCTTGGCAGCACGAACATCGTACTCACCCGACACAGTCTCGAAGTCCGAGAGGTCGAAGTAACCTTGTGGGTCCCACAGGGTGTAGATGTCGTTCATGTTCAGCAAGTAGAAGCTGATAGGATCAGCAGTAGAACCAGGGGTTCCGCCAGCGTTAGGCATGTTGTACTCAACGTTGATTGGAATACCTTGGAAGGTTTCAACCATGCGGCCACCATCAATCTGTGCTTGATCAACGTACCGCTCGTGAGCCTGAAGAGCACGCTTCAGGTTCTTGAATCCAGCGCGAGAAGCAAGAATGACGTTGGGCTTGCCAGAAGGCGACACAGCATCGATTTCAACCAACAGGTCATAAAGACCCGCGAGGCCGTTAGCGTTGAAAGATCCAGCGCCATCGAAGCGTTGGTTCTGCCAACCAGTCTTACCGCTGTAGGTAGACTTGCTTACGTTACCAACAGTGTTGCCTTGAGAGCCAACAGCTTCAGGCTCAAGGAAACCTTGGTGGTCACCAGTGGTCACGTCGAACCCGTTAAGCGTGTTCCAATCTTCCCAACCAGTTTGGCCACCCTTGACGATTTGCTTGACGTACTCACGCTTGAGAGCGTTAGCGGTCATGAGCACGCGGCTTTCAAGAATCGAAAGGATTGCAGCATCGCCTGAGTTGACCATTTCTTCTTCAGAAGAGATAGCGACTGGACGCACAACGTGACCAAAATCGTATTGTGCAGGTTGGAACACATCTTCGACACTAAGGTCAATGCGCTCAAAACCAGTTTGCATACGAGTAGTTGAAGAGTGCTCACCGAAGCCGAGAGGCACAACGATCCGAGATCCACCGGCTTGCACTGGCTTTCCAGCACCGTGAACACGTTCTTGTGCGTCAAGGAAGGCTACGGATTCGTGAACGTTGTCACGAAAGTCCTTCATCAGGATATGCATGGTTGTGGAAAGCAGTTCGTTTCCAATGGTAAGGTCGGTGGTTGCCATTTTTGGCTCCTATTAGCGGTTATTTTGAAAGGCTTTTGCAGCTTCGGGGTTTGACTGGAGCCAAGCAGCAATCGAAGCTGCACCTTGCTTCTTGACATCAGGGGGAATTTCAGCGACACCAGGAGAACCGCTCACAGAACTACGCTGTACTTGTCGCGCCGCTTGGGCACGGGCTCTCCGTTGTGTTTCTTTTCTCTTACGCTCTTCAGCAATCATATTGCGAGCAACGACAAGATCGTATGCATCTTGAGTAGATAGAGGCGCATCAGTATTTTGACGACTTGCAACCAACTCAGCAACCTGAGTTTTGAAGGCATCATCTTTCATTTCAGGGTGTGCTTCGAGAAAGTCCAGGTAACGACTCTTCTGGCGCTGTTCTTCCGATACCTGCTGCATCGGAGAAAACACGTTTGAAACAGCCTCTGCAATTCCACGATTGATATGAGCCTGAATACCCTCTTCAGACATGATGTCCGGCAACTCACCTTCAGGTGTTTTCAACGCTTCTTTGATCCGTGGGTCATCAATAACAGATGCAAACTCAGCTTGTCGACGAGCAAAATCACGCTCCAAGCTTTGGATTTGTTGTTCACGCTTTTGATATTGCTCGACTCTCTTTTGGTGAGATGCATCTAAATTTGTTTTGTGATTTTTGTATGCAACTCTGAAATTGTGAAGCATACGTCGAGCAACGGTCGGAAGGTCTTTTATGTCTTGTTCATTGATGTTTTCGTAAAAAGCATCAGTGCTCAATTCTTTGTCATCTATATCGGAAAACAAAGGATCAAAAGAACGCTCTGTAACTACGGGCGCTGGCTCACTTGAAAATGTTGCATCTTGATTAGAATTGAAATTCTCAGGAGCACTTACATTTTGCTCTGAATCTATCTCATCAAGCAGACCTGTAGAACCAGCCGGGACATCATCATTTACCGGTAAATCATTCTCATTATTTTCAATCATTTCGTCTGACACAAAAATCTCCTTTCGGTTTAAAATCTAACATTTTTTAAAATACTTTCGCAACAATGCAACTTTATTACTGCATTGCTGCCGCAAGTGTTTCGTCTTGAGCGCCCATATCGTCGGGTGGAGGCGCCATATCGCCGCCTTCATCTGCTGCTGCCATTTCAGCTTCAGGTCCACCCTCCTGAAGTTCTTTTACAGCTTCGATGAATTTTTTGTCTTTTGCCATCATTTTCAACAAAGCGGTAACCTTACGAAGATCGGTATCCGTCACAATAGTAAAAGGATCGAATCCAAGTTTCGACTCAAATTCTCCACCACCAACCATTTTGATCAATTCAGAAATAGCGACCAGTGGAAGGAACAAATCACCAGGAATCGGTTGATCCATTTTGCCTTTTTCAGCGCCTTCAAAATCGATTTCAATCTTTGGCATATCTACCGCTGAAATCTTGGAAAGCGTTTGATTGAACGTATCCAAAAGAGTCTTGAGCGCCTTCACTGTAAACGGCTTTGTGGGTGCCGGTGCAGATTGAGCCAACTGCTGCAGTTGTGCCTCTGAATCGTCCATAGCTTCCTGTGGAGCGGCTTCAGCGGCAGGTGGAGCAGCCTCTGGTGGCATGGCTGCTTGATCTTCAGCCATTGGTTGACCTTTTTCGTATCCGTACATGACAAACTCCTAAATGATGCCTTTGTCTCTTTCGATTCTAAATTGTTTAAATGCTGGATGGTTCTCTAACCGATCACAATAGTCATCGTACTCTTTTACTTCTTTTTCCATCCTTGTGTCCCATTTACTATATTCTTTTTCTACGTCCCAGTCACCATCTACAGGCGTCAACCCGCGCTGCTTACATATATCTCGACGATGTTGCTTACTTGTCAACATTACACCAAGACCGCGATCATAGTATGGAAATTGTTCACTAAATCTATCTATTCTCGCCATTGGAACCCATTTTGAGTTTTTCGATTTACACTTTGGACACTCGCGCGAATCTTCAAAATGTTCTCCAGCGCTAAAGTCTGTCAAATCATCGAACTGATGATCACAGTCTTTACACATGTATAAATGCATGACGAGGCCGGTCATCTTCCTAGATTTAGCAGGTGCCTGGTTGTGGGGGTCATTTGATTGAGCAACCGATACTCTAAAAACACGCTTAGAATCTTGCCCGCAAGCAGAGCAGCCTATGACGTCTGGACGATCGGAGAATCTACATGTGTGGTCTTGTTCATGGCCACACTCATCACACTTATAACTATAGACTGGCACTCGCAGCCTCCAACACTTGAGCAATCGCAGGACCCTGCTCTTCAGGAGGAAGGGCGGCGATTTGTTGCAATATTTCCATTACTTCAGGGTTATCTCCAAATATTTCAGCCATAGCCGCCAAAGCTTGGTCAGGTGGCATCTGAGAAATCTGTGCGATCATTTCTTGTGGATCAGTTGCCTGTTCAGCCCCCTCTACAGGCGCTTCAGCCGGTGCTCCAGGGGGCGCCTCAATGGGCTCTTGAGGTGGTGTAGCTTTAGATTCTTTAGTTTTATCCTGACTTTCCATAGCCAGTTCAGATTCCAACTCTTCTGGATGAAGGTCCTTGGGTAGATCAAATCGTTCAGCAAGTACCTTCATGTAGTTTTTCGCAAACACTCCTGCGGGTCCACCCTTGGTTGCTGTTTCCCAAAGCACACCGTAAGGCTGTAGGAGAGCAACCAAGTTCTGCTGCATGACACTGTCGCTGAGTGGTGTACGACCGCCTTCGACAAAAGTAATTTCAAAGTTGGCGTCCAAATCTTCGACCGTAACAACGATTTGTTCACTGCGTTCTCTCAAGATCAAAGTTTCTTGACTGACTTGGAATTCATCACCAATCTTAGAAATACCCTTACTTGGAACCACGTCTTCATCTACAAACGGCTCTTGTAGAGTCGCTGTATTTTTGGCCAGAGCCTCATCGACTTGTGCTGCTTCTTTTTCATCCGATGCTGATTTTGCATCAAGCGCACGACCACTCAGAGTTTGACCCAATAAGTTGAGTTCTTCAGGGGTCATGTCATCGATTTCACGCTTGGTGGTAATTTGTGAAGCCAAGTCCTTGAAGTCATCCGACTCAACGTCGATTCCTGCCATTTCTGCCATCGACAAAATCTTTTGCTTATCGAAGGTTTCTACGGCTTCTGGCTGTTCGATTTGCGCGTCATCGTTTGGTTCCGCACCAACCTCTGCTACATCAACCGACTGATCGTCGTATGCACCTGAACTATCTCCATCATCTTGCATGCAAGCAATCAGTGTGCGTAGCAGTAATTCAGTAAGATTCGACAACCATTGATCCTTGATTGTCGCATGCAAACCAAACTCTGATTCTGTGTATTGTTGAACCGTTTCCACCTCAAATGCAGTAGCCTTGGTCACAATGCCTCGGGCCTGTGGGCTTGTGCCAATCACACGCTCGATATCGGTCTCTACGTCACGAACATAGCTTTGTATGTTGCTCGATATGGCAGCGTTTTGAATTGGCAGAATTGCATCGCCAAGTGGGCGTTCAAATCCAGAATCAACTTCCAAAATCAAACCGTCGTGACCCTCTGTAAGCAGAGTCATCTCTTCGGCATTGAAGGTGCCTTTTCTTGTCACATACTGGCGCGTGTCTTTCCGCGTGGCCATCGCCATATACGATCGATATGCATTCAACTCTTTGAACTGAGGCATAAGCCGTCGAACATGGGCGATACCCCGCAAGGGATACTCAGGCTCATAGTTGAAAATCAACGGTACAATGTGCGCCATCGGCTCACCATCATGGCGAGCGAAAGGTAAAGGACCAACGTACACCGGTTTTTTCGATGCATCGCCTTGACCCAAAACGTATATTTCAAGTCTTCCTTCATACTTAATATCAGGGTTTTCAGGATCGACGTAGTGGTCGACCAAGTTGCAAAACTCAAGAACGCGAACGAAGTTGTTATCGTCCTCAGTCTTATCATACCGCTTACGGCTACCTTTCGTGTCAGCAACGGTGTCGGCACCAGACAAAAAGTCCAACCTTCTCGTCCCTGAAATGTCTTCCAAGTTGTACTCTTTTTCGACCTCTTGTTTTGGTCGATAATACAAATGACCACGAAAACGCTCGTCGTCTGCATCGGACACTTCGTGATCCAAAAGCATTTCCCAAATGGGAATCACTCGCATCCACACACGATCAAGGGGGCTACCTCGGCCGTGATGATATCCTACTTTTATACCAGAGCCTGGATACAACAAAGCCTGCCTCAAGGCAGACATGACGCGCTCGTGGATTTTACGACTGGCCAGCAACCTATTGATTGCCAATTCTGCTTTTTGAGGATCTCCGGTGCCCGCAGGGTCTGGACCCAACACAACACGGCTGGCTCGTGGATACAGGGCCGAGAGATACGATGTGATTACACCCCACAGGCGGTTTACCTCTACCTCAACCTCGCGTAGACGACGATTGCGCTTAGGCATGTCATCACCAGTCATGTACTCCCAATATCGAGTCATGTAGGTGTGCTTATACAACGACCAATCCTTACGGTGTCTTCTTGCATAGCGGTCATGTGAACGAACGAATTCGTGTACAAGTTTCGGTGATATTTGATCTGTTTCTTTCACGATACCTTCGCTCCGCTCAAAACATTAAAAGGATTTCTGCGAGCATGATATCGCTTTGTCCCTCTTTTGGGAATATCCTTAGCCTGTGGCATTTTACGACGATTCCACTCAGCAAGCATTAACGCATCTGAATGGTCGTCGTGATAACCATCTTGTCCTTCGATTTTTCCATTGTGTTCACGAATATGCATCAATTCTTGAACCGTAGATAAATCGTTCAAAGTTAGAATGTCGGCGTTCACAACTTGACGTAAGTGAGCATAGGCCTCTTCTTTACTTCCGCGAGTTGTGGTCCAATATTTGGGAGTTTTACTGCCCGCTTGCCCTGGTGCTGGTGGCTTATGCCACAAAGGCAGTCCAGCCTTTTGAAACTCTCGAATAACCACTGGACCTGCACCACCCGTGTTTGCCTCGATTAACGTCCTGGCTTTGTTGTAATGCATCGCCAACTCAGCAGCCTTTTGAGCAAACAAAATCTCACCACCTTGATTCATCGATAAAGTCGCCACTTGACGACCGTCTGCACTCAAAACTTGAGCAACCGCATTGTCTCCACCGTTACACCATGAAGGATCGACACCAACTGAGTAATTTAGTCCAGGGTACGGCCTCTCATAAATCCTCAACTCACCCTCTACGGGCTTGAGTGAAGACAATACGCTGTTGAGATAATCAGTATCAAACCAACTACCGTCATGAATGGCAAAGCCGTCCTCAATCGTAAGGGGATACTCCCGCCTAAAGCGACGAATACCGATCCCATTTACACCATGAATCTTATCGTGACGCCAATACAATTGACGCATTGTAAGGTTGTGCTGCTGACCTAAAACCCACTCTTCTTGATCTGGTTCCCAACCATCTGGCACGTCTGCCTGATATGCCCAATGGTCAGACCATTTGAAAAAACGAAAGCGAACAGACTTGTCTCCACGCTGCTTTGCTTCAATCGCACTCAAAACTTTGGAATGGAAGAGATTGCCGGGTCCGTCAGCGGTAGAAATAATAATAATCTTCTTGTGTGGGCCTTCGTGAAGCGTCGAAGTAACAGACGCCCATACGTCTTCAGCATTCGGCCAGAACGCCAACTCATCGGCGTGTAGACGCTGATACGTCCAACCACGAGCATCACTCTTACCGCCTGCAGTCATGCACCGGAAACCGGCCATACTGTCTTTGAATATCAACTCGCGCTTGTTTGAGCGCTCAATCGGCTTCTTGAGCATCTCAGGCAACGACCGGTAGTAATGACGAACACGGCCGAAAATAGCATCGGTAGAGTCATACGAGTCAGCCACAACAAGACAACGTGCTGGATCTTGAACCCAATACAAATAATTAAAGTTGTACGCAGTAGCTACGGTGGTATCACCAATCTGACGTGGTTTGTAATGAATCACAGTCTCAGCATCAGAACAGAAGTCCTGTAACGCCATGACTTGTTCAGCAAACGGTGTATTAAACGAGCGCTCCTGGCCTTTCTCATCAACAATCTTCAGACGACCAATAAACTCGCCTGGATGACTTGCTAACTGTGCAAGCAGCTTTTTATCGTTCGCATTCACTACGCCTCACCTGGCTCAACTTTCCAAGACTCACCACCACCATCATTAAAGTAAGCGCGTAGCTGAATCAACGACTCGCTATCTGCTGCATCTTTCTTGGCCGCTGCAGAATCAAATCGAGTCTTTGCATACTGACGATACGCCCACTCTTCACCTTCACCCATGGCATCGCGAACACCGGTCCAGTACTGCATGTCCATCATCTTAAATTCCTCTTCAGAAATCTCAGAAGTGTCGGGAAACTCATCGTAAAACCAACCAAGAAAACGATCGTCTTCCTTGCACCAACGTGACCACGTTCGTTCATTTACAGCAACGCCTTGATACTCTTTTGCCTTCGATGCCTTGTACCACTCACCACGGAAAAAACGTTTACGTTGAGCCAATCGGTAAGCTAAAGAACGAAATTTTTCTTGCTGTGGGGTAGGTCGAAACCCGTTATCATCTGGCTTCAACCATTCGTTGACCTGTGGATTATTTATATGATCTACCTCTGATGAAATATCGACCACGACATCACAATCATTAGCATCGTTAAAACCATCTTTTTCGTCAGACATTTGTTCTCCTTATCATCCATTATCACACAGTATAGGAGTTATACATGCCTAATAACTTTGAAGAAGACTATAGAAAATTTAATGAAGTTCTTAAAAAGCTTCGGTCAGATGGAAAAATAAGCGATGAACCTCCACCATCTGACAAGATAGCAAAAAGAAAATACATCGAAAAACTAACTGAACTTTTCAAAAAAGAGGTCTACGGGTCAGACTAAAACGGAATGTGCTCATCGTTTACAGGAAACCCGTTGCTCTGTGACTGAGCAATCGGTGCGTTATCGTTTTTACCACCGAGAAAACGCACGTTGTCTGCAACAATCTCTGTAGAGTACCGATCGTTTCCAGACTTATCGGTGTATTTGCGAGTCTGAATCTTACCTTCGACGTAAATTTCTTTACCTTTTGTGCAAAACTTGGCGACGTTTTCAGCGGTGCGGCCCCAAATCGTTACGCTGTGCCATTCTGTGTGGGGCACCCACTCATCGCCTTCCTTGCGTCGATCGGTCGTAGCCATACGAACATTTACAACATTTGTTCCAGATGCCGTTGTTCGTAGTTCGGGGTCAACACCAAGACGGCCTACCAAGATTGCTTTATTTACACTCATTTTTTCTTCCTATTTTCATATTTTTTGTACCCAATCGCCAACGCTTTTTTTCGTTCATCGTCAGTCATCTTGGGTTTCTTACTGTATTCCATACGCATATGCTTTGCCAGAAACTTATCTTCAGATGGATTCCCATACTCTGCGTGTTGCTTTCCTTTTCGTATCGCTTTTCTTTTTGCGCGAGTATCAGCAGCAGTTTGCTGTGGTGAATCTTTAGCGTGCTCAGCGGCAGGCTTATACCGTTCACCCGTAGCATCAGGCCCTTGAATACTTGGCTTACCAGACTTTGTACGCCATTTTTTTTTGGTCCAATCATCCAGGTCCGTCTGAGGTTTTCTTTTGGCCATTAGTCTCGATAGCCTCCACCAGCCTTTTTATAGGCTGCAGCCAACATCTGAGCCTTGCGTGCAGACCACTGACCAGGCTTGCCGCCCTTACCACCGGCTTTAATGCGTTGAAATTGACGTTTACGCATCGCTGGCTTGGTATAATTACCGGCTTCGTTAACCCGACTTTTAGATTTTTTTTTGGGGTTTCCAACCTCATACATTTCACCGACAATAGGATTACCTTGAGCGATAATAATTACACCCGGTGAGGTCATTTTAGGCATATCCATCATGGAATCAGAAGAGTCCTTCATCATCTGTTCCAACTCGCGCACTAAAGACTCGGACAAAAAACCGTCCATATTCAACTCTACAATGCACTCTGGATGAGAAACCAGAGCGTATTTTACCTCTTGGTTGATATCAGTTGGCTGAAGCGGTCCAGAATCTCTCTTGAACATGGACATGGCACGCAAACCATCGACCATGTCGATCTCACCAGCAGGCTTCTCTTCTTGATCCATAAAGTCATCACGAGACATTGCATGATCATAAAAAAACATCAGTTCACCCTCCCTGCCCAAACCTTGCAAACACGCATCGAGGCACATTTGAAATCTAAAGCTTGGCAATAACCCAACTCACCCGCAGCTACGGCCATTTCAGGCTCGGCTTCATCACCGATGCCTTTCTCAATACATTCCAGCATCTGAGGTGATCGATCAAAAAAGGAACAGTTTCCGCAACGCATCTGCATCACATTTTGAATCGTATCATTGAACATCTCGGCGTATTGACGCCAAAACTGCTCATTACCACCAGCATCATCCAATTGAGGATTTGCGGGGCCGTACATCTTTGTATCGATAGCGTCTTGTCTGTTTTGCAGATTCAAGTCAAGGTCTTGGGTGGCACGAGGACATGCATTTGGCTGACCATGCTCACGCATTCTGCTCATAAGAAAGTTGTCGTGCATTAGCCCTTCACCTTCGATCCTGCTCGCCATTGATAGCAAGACCAGTACTTTGCCGTCAGTTTGTTTTTTGCCTTGGCCTTGTCGCAACCATGACGTGATCTGAAGTTCTTACGGGCCTTGGGGTTGTCCCTACGAATCGCCATCTTGGCATCACCAAATCGAATGACTTTCTTTTTGCCACCTGAACTGGCCACAACAACAAACTTCTTTTTTCCGTATCCAGGCTCGCCCTTACGGATGCGACGGGGCTTGTTGGTTTTCATTCCCCCTTTCAACAATGCATCGGCGGACTGAGCCATTTTACATTCCGTATTTCGACTTGCTTCGCTTCATGTACGGATTGCCTGTTTCAGACTTCATGCCTGCAGCAATCTTGCCAACACGCTTAGATTGATCTCCGTGAAGCTTAGATGCCTTGCCTAACTGACCTGAAATATCTTCGAGGTCCTCTTTGGGGCCACCAACTTCACTGAGGCGAGGTAGCTTATCAAACTTTCGTTTCATAAACTTATCCATAGCCATTTTTGCTGCACGGTCCCTGTCCATCCTGCCTTGGGCAGTGACGCCAGGGTTGCCCATTTCAGACTCGACATTTGCCTTGAGTGGTTGCGCAGCCATGCGAGGGTTGCGACCACGCTTCATGCGGATCTCTTTCGCCTGGTTCAGGGCTTCCATGCGACGTTTATCGTCCATGCTTGTTGGTCGTTTTTTTCGCATCATTGCATCATCCCTTGGCGCAACATTTTATCTGCACCGGTTTTCTCTTCACGCTCTGCAAACTCCATTGCCTCTGCGTAACCAAGACGCTTGATATCGCTACTGGTCATGTTGCCCATGAAGATAGCACTGCGAGCCCGGTTGGCCTCTTCAGTCGAACCAGACAACTCATCGATAATGTTTGGCGACTCGGCCTTCATCTTTTGGTAGTCTTCGAGTCCTTGGCGAAAACCAACATCAAAAGCAGACTGACCACGCAACTCAGCAAGCTTGGCTGACGCAGCAGCATCATATTGCATGGATACCGGTGCTGATGGCGGTTGTCGCTCTGTCAACATGGAGGCAGAGTCACTTGGTGGAACATATGGAAGGCGTGCGGCTTCTTTGTTTCTCCTAACTTCCATTTTTATAGCATCTGCCTGAGTCATAGGTGCAGAAACAGGGGCCACACCCATCGCTGAAAATGTTCTTGATCGATCAAATGGAGGCATACGAGACTGATCAACCATCCGTTCAGCCTTCGCCCTCATTTCGGCGCGACTAGCCCCAGGGTTTTCTTCCATTGTCCGTTGTGCCATTTCATAAGCCGCTTCAGGACCCATACGACGAGCCATACTGCCTCCTAAACTAACTCTACGTTACCTAACAACTCTTTATATAACAAGTATGATATCAAGCCTGTTTCTTTTAGAGCCTCAAGATTGTAATAATCTTTTGCCAGTATACGCTTTTGATCATTATTAAGCTGCACTGTCTGTACAGGATGCTCAAAAAACTTAGCTTTTTGATACAAATAACGATTCAAATCTCCAGATTTACCAAACATATCTAACATTGGACCACCGTTTCCAATGGTTTCCTTCAGTCTCTTACGTTGTTTATTTTCCTGAGAAGTGCGTAAATCAGCGTCCAAAAGCATCGGATCGCCCGAATATCCCGTGTTTACGAACAAACGAACGTCATCGTAGCCCTGAATGCCCTTGGGGTCAGTGTCATAATACGTGTCCGAGCCCATCAGATATCGATCATACTCAGACTCATCGAGTTGCCTGCCAGCTTCTGAAAATTTATCTGCTGAGTCATCATACCACTCGGCCAGTAGCTTACCACGCTTACCGATCTTATCCTCTTCGTTAAGGCTTGCATACTCAGCTTCAATCAGGCCCATTTGTGTATAAAGGTCCTGTGCTTCATTGCTCAGTCCAATCATCTTCTCCACAAGTGCAGCAGTCTCTGAGAAGTCGATTGCTTGGCTGTATCCGCCATCGTAGGACATGGGCTCGTACTCTGGAGGCTCTGAGAGCGGGTTACCCTGCTCTTCTTGTCGCTGTGACCGTACAGCGGCAGCAGCAGGAACGGCAGCACCCACTCCGATGCCCTTGAGTATGTTTCCGCTTGGGTCAAACGTTCCTACGTTGCCGGTAGCTGACTTGATTTGCTCGGGATTAAACGCCATATAGTGGTAGGTGCCTGGAGTTACGTCGGCCATCCCTGGAATTCTGACCCCTGCAAAACCTCGTCTTGGACCAAAGAAGTGGTGTGCATCTGCGATAATTCCATCGAATCCCATATTTTCGAATACCTGACGAATAAACTCTGTGTTTTCGAGACCACCAGTGTCTGATTGAAAGTAGTATTCATTGCCTTTTATTTCTTCGAAAATATCCAGTGCGTCTATCTCTCCATCTTCTAAATTTTCACCAATAAACGTTTTAAGCTTTTGAACTTCACTTGATGATCCATAAAAATCATCCGCGACATCATCGATGGTCTCAAGCAATTCGATTACTGATCCGCTTTCATCTACAAAGTTACCCTCATCATCGTACTCAATATCAAGATTGAATGTAGTTCTGCCTTTGTTGCCCGATGGGTCCAAGTAGACAGGGTTCTCAATATTTACATACGTCTTCATGACGCTAAAGTTTGCGTCACCAAGCACTCTCTTGCGGGCGATTTGATTAATTAAAGCGTTTTGTATCGATGAGTCTGCATCAAGTATATCTGAAGCATCTTGTCTTTCGATTGCTTTCCTAAGAATTGGTTTAGCCTTTTCAACAAATAATGTTGAAAAATTTCCTATTTCATCTAGGTATCGTTTTGCAGCATCTAAAACTTCTTGATCAGGGACTTCATCAAGATCTTGAATGCGATCAATCTCTCGTTCCACCCTGTTTTTGATGTCA